TAGGATCTACTCTAAGTGTTAGTGGTTCTACTGTATTAGGATCTACACTAAGTGTAGGTGGTGCTGCTGTATTAGGATCTACTCTAAGTGTTAGTGGTTCTACTGTATTAGGATCTACGCTAAGTGTTAGTGGTTCTACTGTATTAGGATCTACTCTAAGTGTTAGTGGTTCTACTGTATTAGGATCTACACTAAGTGTAGGTGGTGCTGCTGTATTAGGATCTACTCTAAGTGTTAGTGGTTCTACTGTATTAGGATCTACGCTAAGTGTAGGTGGTGCTGCTGTATTAGGATCTACGCTAAGTGTAGGTGGTGCTGTTACTGGTGGTAGTGCTTCCTTTACAAACGGTTCCTTTACAAGTTTAGAAGTTAGTGCTTCAGGTTCTTTATTCATCCCTTATAGTGGGTCCGGAACTGGTGCATTTAACACTACCACACAGGGGATTGATGGTGAAATTAGGGTAGCGTACGATGGTGTCCATGCTGCGCCCCATCTATATTTATACATAGACGGTTCTTGGTATGCGAATAAATTTAGTCTAGCTAGCTAAATTTGATTTAAAAATAAAAATATAATATATATTATTATGAAAATTACTGAAAAAATTAACAATTCAAGATATACTTTTAAACAAATATTAAGTGATGAATGGGATACATCAGTAATATCAGATTATTCTATTGAAGAAATTGATAAAATTTATACAAATATAGATGAAAGTGATCAATATTTAAATTCAAAAGCGTTTGGTAATGGTTTTATTTGTAATATTAGATTACCACATTTAGTTTTAAAGAATTATAATTTACATATTATTTATTATAACTTTCCTAAATTATCTATTGATTCATCATCAAATAAAGTAACAAAACAAATAGCAGATAAAATATTAAAATTATATGAAAATGAATATTTAAATAGTAGTGATAGTGTGATTGTAGTCATTAATGAAAAAGTATCAGAATCAATTCAAAAATATATAAATAATTTAAATATAAATTTATACGATAGTTTATTAGTAGAAGGATTAAATAAAGATATTCTTAAAGATTTTGAACATAATAAACTAACATTAGGAGAAGATTATAATTTGAATCATTTTAAAAATGTTCAAATCATTGATATCAATTCAGTAACAAATAATTTATTTGATCATAGATTAGTTCCTGAACATGTTGTAATTAGAGATAAAAAAGAAATCAATAAAATTTTAGAAGAATGTAATGCGAATATAAATCAATTACCAATTATATTAAAAGAAGATATAATTGCTAAATTAAAAAGAATGTCAACTGGTGACATATGTAAAATTAAAAGAAATAATGAAAAATGTGGTGAAAATATATTTTATAGAGTATGTAAATAATTATTTTATATAATTATAGGAAATTATACCATCTGATTCAGTTAAATTAACTTTTCTACCCATTGGAGTAAATTTTATTTTTTTTGAAGTACCGGGTGGATCATATTTAGATTTTTCCCCATCACTATACATATTACTATTAAATATTGAATAAAGTCCAGGATTCATAACATTAATATTTTTAATATCTTTTTTTTGTGAACAATTATATTTATTTTGATTAACATAACCTAATATTATTAAAGTTATGCTAATAAGTAATAAAATTAATTTAATATCCATTTATATTAAGAAATATAATAATTTAATCATCTATTTCACCATCAACTATTTCATTATTTTCAACAGGATCATATAGATGTTGTTCATACCCACCTTGTAATTGTGATAAAAAATCTTTTTCATAATCTTCACTAGCTACAAAATCTGCATTATCAGCAGCTGATTCATGGAATAGCATGGATGTACCAATTTCTTGTTTTAAATCATTAAGAAATTTATCACTTTTAGACATACGGTCTATTTTATTAATATAGTTTTGTTTTTCTCTTGATACTTGTTTCATGATAGAATTATTTAATACATCATTATCAGCAAATACCCAATTAGGACTATATAATTTTTCATACATATCAATAATAATATCTAATAAAAATCTAGAAAGATAAACTATATTATTATCAATATTTATAACATCTGGATCATATTTTTCAAAAAGTGTTTTATTTATTTTATAGACATCAGACGAATCATCAAATAATTTACTAATATATTCAGCAATTTTATTAATAATAAATATAAATATAAATGATGTGATATTAATTAAAACATCATCATTAAATATATTTTTATCTGAACCTTTTAATTGATCTAAATTTAGATTATAATTTTTAATATATTTAAATAATTCTTCAAAATAAATAGATGATTCATGTGAATCATATTGTTTAAAACCTGAATATTGAGTTCCACTTTCAAATTGTTCTTTTTTCCTTATAAAAAACTGATCAAAATGTAATAAGGAATCATTTATATTTAAATAATTATTAAATTTATCAACACTAGTATCACTCATTTTCCATAATCCTTTTCTGATATTATTATATTTTTTATATTTATTTTTAATTCGAGATAAATTATAATAAAGATCACCAACAAAACGGTTATAAATATTATTATTATTAATATCTTCAAGTAATTTATTTAATATAAGTGATACATTATCAATATTATGTAAATCTTTTATTTTTGGTGTTAAGTTTTTAATTCTAGTTATTTGTAATTTATTAAACTTAGAGTAATATGTTTCATTTTTTAGAATATTATTATATAAATCATTAATATTTTGAAGATATTCTTCTTTTTTAGAATTTATAATAGGTAAAAATGTTTTAATATCTTTTTGAGTTTCTTCTAAATTAAAAGATTTATTTTGTTTATCATTTATAATTTTTTCAATAATAGTATTTAAATCTTGAAATATTAAACTATCCTCAACATCTTTTAAATATTCATCATTATTTATGAAACTATATAGTCTATTTTCAACATAAATATCATTATTTAATAAATTATTTATAAAATCATTATTGTAAGATTCAGTATATTCAATAAATTTGAGTGAATTAAATTTTAATTTAAATCTATTTATAATATAGTTCATAATTTTGTGATAATTTTCAGATGTATGGGGAATTTTACTTTTGGAACATTCAGGTGAATTACCTTCAAAATCAACTTTAAAATCTAGTTTATAAAAATTTAATTGATTTTCAACAGATGTATTTTCAATAAGATCACCATGACTATCTATGCAATAATTATTAAATAATTTTTCAATAAAATCACCATTTAGTTTATTTAATTCATCAAATGGTAAATTAATAAATATTTTAGCAGGAATATATTCATAATATCCTTTTGTATTAGAATTTAATAATAAATATTCGGTATTATTTATATTAATATTTTTAAATTTAATTATATTATCTTTATCTTTTGTTGTATCAATTTCATAATTTGTTATATCTGCGATTATTATTTTTTTTAAATCATTAAATAAAACTTTTTTATATCCATCATTATAATTACAAGATTTTAATAAATCAGTTATATCTTGATTATTCATATCATTTATGAATTTATTAGTTAATAAATCAAGGATAGGCGGAATAGTATTACATTTACCATATAATTTAAGTGAATACATATATAATCTTTTGTATGATGGATTATTCATTAAATTAGAAACTGGTAATCTGAATTCTTCATATTTAGACTGAACATTATTAATATCTTTTATTAATGAAATATTTTCTAACGAATCACTATTCATAAAATATTGTTTCATTATTTCATTATGTGAATTAACATATTGATTTATTTTTAAAACTAATTTATTATCATATAATGGTTTGAATGTTGTCCAGTATTCTTTTGTATATAAATATCCTGATGTAATTGTAAGAGTATAATATCTATCAATAGATTTATATAAATTATATTGTGGATTTAAAATATATTTAATAGTATTTGTCATATGTGATTTTAAATCAGGTTGATCAAATAATGATTTATTTTCAAGTTTTTCATATAATGATTTAATTTTAGATTCAATTTTGACATTAATATATTCTATTAATCTTTTATTTAAGAAACTATCGTCATTAGAAATATTAAACATTTTCCAAGTAGATTTATCACCAAAGATAAATATATTATACATATTATTTAAATTAATAGGATAAGTATTTGTAGAAATTTGCATATGGATAAATATTAATATAATTGTTAATAATAATTTAGTGATATCTAATAAATATTTCTTAAAGGATACTAATGATTTTTTTATTTTTTGTTTATTTTTATCATTTGTTTTTTTTTTATCTTTATCTTTTGTTTTTTTATCGATAGGATATTTTTCTTTTAATTTAGATATAAAAGGATCATTGTTAATAATATTATCATCTGAATATCTAAAATTAAGAAGTTTGTTAATATCGATTAATTGAAATATATTAATAATATTTTCAAGATCATTGGGATATAATTTAATATTGAAAAATTTAGAATTTTGGTTAATATATTTTTTTAATTCAATATTAGATGAAATATTATCATCTAAATCATTATTATCCATAACTTCTCTCATTTGAATAACAGAACCATCGCTAAATCCATCAAAAGTTGAAAAATTAACATTATCTATAAAATGACCACATACTTTACAACTAATATTACCATTATCTGGTTCTGAACCAAATAAAGATATTAAGTTATTATAATATTCAGGATGCTTATCAATTTTACATAAATAACAATAATGTTTACATAATATTTTTTCATTTGTTTGTGGAGAATATAACCAGTTTTTATCAGAATCCGATTCATTTGGTTCACGACAATATAATTTTATAAATCTATTTAATAAATTATTTTTATAAACAATATTTTTAGTAGTAAAAATAAAATTTAAACATAATTTAATTTTATCATTAATATCTAATTGTTTTGTAATAAATTTAATTTTTTTAGGTGTTCTAATTACCGATTTTAATAGTTTTTTATAAGTATCTTCATATAATTTAATATTTTGTTTAATTTTACCTGTAATTTCTATTTTTGTATCTTTAAGAATATCATTAATAAATATTTCATAATATGATAATAATAATTCAAAATCTTTGTAATTATAAATAAATTTAAATATATTTTCATCAAAATATTTATTAAGTATATCGTAGTTAGTAGGTAAATTTTTCATTAAAATATTGGTTAATTCAGATAAGTTTTGATTAGTATTTACATCTAACATAAATTTTTGAATAACATTTTCAAAATCTTCTTTTACGGTTTTATCATTAATAGATTTTAATAATATATCTGAATCACTTAAATAATTTCTTAAAGTTCTAATATTGTATAATCTTTCATAAAGAATTATATTTTCATTTAATGTGAAATTATTATTTATATTTAATTTTAAAAAATATTTGGTATAATTTTCTGGAACAAATAAAAATCCAATTATATTAAAATTATCTTCAACTAAATAAGGTATTTTTTCATTATCATTAATAATATAAATATCATCTCTTGATTTTAAGAAATCAATAATATAAGGTGTTTCATCAAAACTACCGTCATCATTTGATAAACCATAACAAGGGTTTTCTGGGTTAAAACAATCTCTAAAATATTGACCTTTGTAATTAATCAAACATCCTTTATTTTCATCATTATTTACATAAGAAGCAAATTTGGGACTGAACAATATACTTAAATATTTAAAATAGTTAATAGTTTTATCGGCATTTAATTCATGATATTGTTCAATTAATTCTTGTTCAGTAGAAGTAAATATAGTATTATTGAGACCGGTTAAAATTTCATCATCTGATAAATATAATTTCTTATTAGAAGAAACAATGGGTAATATATAATCAGGAAGATTAAAATTATTACCTGTCATATTTTTTATAAATTGAAGAGTATCTGTTTTATCAATATCTGATATATCAGTTTTATTTTTTATCATTTCAAAGAAAGAATGTGCCATATCTGTAATATTTTTAAGAAACACTTCATCATCATAAACATCATATAAATTTATAATTTCAGATATAAAATCTTCTATAATTTCCGAATCATTATATTTTTTGTATTTTTTTTCAACTTCTTCTACTTTTATTTTGATGGAATCTTCTTTAAAAACTTGTGATTCATTTAATGTATCTTTAATATCTATTTCTTGAACTTTAATAATATCAATAATAGTTGTATCATCATCTATATTGAGAGATATTTGACCATCAATAATATTTATTTTAATTTGTTGTTCTTTATCATTATTTAAAACAAAAAAATCATCAAATATATCTAAAACACTGCCCATATAATCTTTAAATTGGTCATCTTTTTCAATAATTAATAAATATATATCTCCCATATTAATATCAGCATCAATATTAACACTTTCTTGTGGAAGTTCTTCTTCACCTTCAAATTCATCGTCACCTTTATTTTCATAATCTTTTTCATATCTGTCTAATATTCCTTCTGGTCGAGGTGAATCAGGTGAATATGGTTCAAAATCAGGGTCATTAATTTCTTCCATAGCTGCTTTTGTAATTTTATCCCAATTAGATTCTACATCATCCACGTCTAATAAAATTTCTTGTTCAGTTGATTTGTCTGAATCACTCATATTAATATAATATATATCTTATTTTTATTTTTTTTTATTTATATTTTCTTTATTTTTTTTATAAGTAATATATGCTAAAAATGCAAAACCCGTGACACCCATAATAGTTCCAAATACTGTTAACCAACCATAAGATTGATTCATTGCTAAACATATTTGATTGGGTATTCTTATTAATAACATAAATGTTAATGCTAACGGTAACCAAATAGTATGTGGTTTATTATTTTCAATAGCATCTATTTGTTTATAAGTTCCAAACATAGCTATTATTAAAGATAATATATGAAAATATCCAGTATATTTCATTATTATTTCACCACACGGCATATATATATATATATAAATACTTAAAAATTAATTAATAATAATAATAGATACAATATGGAAGTTCAAAATTTTATAAATAAAAATGAAGATTATCTTGTTAAATTTAAAAATATGGAATTACAAGTATTAAAATATAATGTATTAGGTTTAACTATAATTAAATATAATCATAAAACTGTAATAGATGATTTTACTAAATTATTTAAATCTGTTATTGTATATCAAAAAACAAATAAAGTTTTATCAGTTTCTCCAATGAAATCTGTTGTATCAGATCATGATATTTTAATGGATGAAGAAACAGAAATAAGTAGAATGTATGATGGTACAATGATTAATGTATTTTATCATAATAATGAATGGATATTATCTACTCGTTCATTTATAGGAGCAAACAATTATTGGAATAAGAACTCTAAGAAATCTTTTAAAGATATGTTTAATGAATGTTTTTGTCAATATGAAGAATTAAATAAAAAGCATTCCTATTCATTTGTCCTTCAACATAAAGATAATAGTAATATTACACCAGTAAAAAATAATCTAGTCGTTTTAGTTGAAGAACGAGATGAAAATTTAAATAAAATTAATTTAAATGACAATAAATATACATTTAAATGTATTAAAACATATAAAAACTATCATGAACTAAAAAAAGAAGAATTAGATATTGAAAAATATGATAAAGGATATAATATTATCAAAGATGGTGTAAGAAATGTTTATATTACAGATGATTATAAATATGTTTTTGATTTAAGACCTAATCAAAATAATAAAATGTTTATATTTTTAACATTATATAAACAAAGAAATTTAAATGAATATCTAAAAGTATATAATGATGATAATGAATTATTTGAAATCTATAAAAATAAATATCATATAATGAAAAATGAATTATATAATAATTACTGTAAACATTTTATAACAAAAGAAATTGTAACAAAAGATGTGCCATATCAATTAAAGCCCGTAATTTATGAATTACATGATATTTATAAATCAACGAATCAAAAAATAAATTCAAAATTAATTAGTGATTATTTAAGAAATATGAATATTAAAAGATTAACATTTATTTTGAATTATTATTAAAATTAACTACATGGCATACATAAATGAAAATGTAAATCACCAGGATTATTTTTACATATTTTACAAGGTGCGTGTTCAAAATTTCCATTTTTTTTAGGACCATGATTAGTATTAATACTGATTTCACTTATATGAATATGATGTCCATTTTTAAAACAAATAGGACAATGCATATTAACACCTTTACATTTATAAATATATATTATTAATATAAATAATATAAATAATAATATAATCTTATTCTTATTCATATATATTATATTAAAATATAATATAATATTATAATATTATAATATGGTAAATAAGCGTTCAAGAAAAAAAACTATTAAACAACGTGGTGGAAGAAGAGGTCAAATGGATTTTAAAAGAATGGAAAGTTTAGTTGATTATTTATCTAGTTTTTTTACTTTTGAAGAAACAAGACCAAATGTAACATACCGTGATCCATGTGATGAAGAATTTTATGGTACAGAAGAAGAAAGAAGGAAATGGCAAGAAGATTGTGATGGTTATGGTCACGGCGCAAAAAAACTTAAACGAAAAACAAAAAAGAAACATAAAGAAAAAAAGAAAGGTAGTAAAAGAAATAAAAAGAGTAAAACTAGAAATAATAAAAGGACTTTAAAATTAAAGAAATAATTAAAGTTCATTGGATGATTCTATAATAGTTTTAAATATTTCAATTAATTTATCACATGTTTTATTAAATTCATCTATAATGTTTTTTTTCTTAATATCTTCACCAATATCTGGATCATTATTGTTCATAGACATTGTGAATAATATTTTATTTTCCAATGGATGTGTTCTTTTATATCCACAACAATTAAGAACAGATTTATCATCAATCAAATATCTAGAAATATAAGCTTGAATAATGGAACCTAATGTATCATCAAAACCATAAAATATTTTTTCATTTTCAACAACATATGGGAGTTCAACTAGTAAATTAATAACATTATTTTTATCATCAGATTTATTAAATGATAATTTAATTGGAGTATTTTCATCTAATGATAATTTATGTAATTCATTTTTAAAGTCATTAATAGATTCGATTAAATTTTCATTTGCTTTAATGAATAATGCTTTATTGTCTAAGAAATGTTGTCCTTCAATTACAAAGTTATACCAATAAGGTTCACCTTGTTTATCTCTATGAAAATACCTTTGTCCATTACTTATTGTAAATTCATTTTTAAATTCTTCTTTGTTATCAATATTTTCTATTAAAATTTTGTCTTGAATGACTTGTTTAAGAGAATCTTCATTAATTTTGTAAGAATATGTTGCACATGATACGGATTGCCACCGAGCATCTTCTTTTGCAATAGATACAGATGGTGAACCATATAATTCTAATTCTTGAACATTATCATCTGAATTAGTAGATTTTGTTTCAATAATAATAGTATAATATTTATTTAAATAAGGGCGAAATACCTGTTGTTTAATTTTATCAGATAAAGGTTTATCTAAATCGTAATTATCTTTATCTATTTTATTAATTAACCCATTTTCATAGTCGGAACTATTAGCAATAGATTTTTTAAGTTCATAAATTTTAAAATTTTCAGCAGTCACAATAGATATTGGATTTAAATTATCATGTTTAAAGTTAAGTTCAAATAGATATTTTAGAGGATTATTTTTTACCATTAATGGATCTATATATAAAGGTATTAAACCGATTCTATCAAGAATAAATTCATTATGTAAAGAAGTATTATTTTTTTCAATTTTAATATCTGATTTATCATAATCAGTTCTAAATGCATAAGTGTCTATGGAGGATAAGAGTATTCTTCTAATAGCATTTACTATTGTTTTATCAAATCCATGTTCAGGGTTTCCATGTATTTCAAATTGTAATTTGTTATCAGAAGATGTAGGAATAATATCGCAAGTAAAATCTGTCATTTATATATTATAATTATATTTTTTATATTGTTTTCAAATTTATTATGTTTATATTTATTATTTAAAATATTTAATATGAAATAATGGATATTTACATTAGTAAAAAGTGTTCACATTGTAAAAAAATATTAATGTTGTTTTATAATAACAAACATTTAATACAATATTTTAATATAATTGATATAGAAGGGATATCTGTTCCAAGTTATATTCAATCAGTACCAACTTTAACTTATAATGGTGAATTATATTATGATGATAGATTATATGGTTTAATTGAAAGTGTTAATCAACATCATATGAATAATTCAGGGCAACAGCAACAACCTATGCAGCAACAACCTATGCAGCAACAACCTATGCAGCAACAACCTATACAGCAACAACCTATGCAGCAACAACCTATACAGCAACAACCTATGCAGCAGCAACAACCTATACAACAACAACCACAACATAAAAAAGAAGAAGAAATAGTAGGTATTTGTTCAGGAGAAGATTGTTTATATGAAAATATTAATGAAAATGAAGGAGAAAATAATTTAATGCAACAATATTGCTTTTTAGATGATGGATATAAAGACCAATCACAAAAACAAAAAACAACTAATGAAAAAGAAGGAAAGTTTGATAATAATGCTTATGAAGCGATGATGAAAAGTAGAGGTTCTATGTGATTGCGTATAAATTTTTTAATATATTTGTTTAATATAATATTATGGATTTTAATGATAAAACATTAACTTTATTTAAAAGTTTTATAAATGATATAATTAAAGTATTTCCAGAACACAATGATTGTATTAATAAAAATTATAATGAAATTTTAGAATTAGATGAATTAATTATAGATGAAAATGAAATAATTAAAAGTTTTTTAGATTTAATAGATGAACATAGTGATAAAATTACAAATAAAAAAAGTGATATATTCACAGATGATCTATATTTAATAAAAGAAATATCTATGAAAACATTATGGGATTCAGATATAAGTGATAAAACAAGAGAAAATATTTGGAAATATTTACAATCGTTTTGTTTAATAAATATTTCAAGAACTTCTAATGAACAAATAAATAACGTTTTAAAATCATTAGAATCTAATGAAAAAATTAAAGATAAAAAAACTGTAAAAGATATTAAAAAAATAAATAAAATAAATGAAAATTTAAAAAAACAATCTGAATCATCCAATGCATCATTAAATAGTTCATCAAATGGTTCATTAAGTGATATAGATAATATATTAAATAATACTACAATAGGTAGTTTAGCAAAAGAAATAACGGAAGGTTTAAATTTAGATAATATGGATGAAGAAGGTATGGGTAATTTAATGAAACCAGAAAATATTATGAATATGTTTCAAAAAATAAATACTACTTTAACAAGTAAATTACAAAATAATGAATTAGATGGTAATTCTTTATTGGGGGAAGCATCTGGTTTAATGAATGATAATGATATGATGAAAAATATGATGGGGATGTTTGGAAATATGACCGGTGGTGGAAATAATATGCCCGATATGAGTGGTATGATGAGTATGTTCGAAAATATGAACAAACCACATGAACCTAAAAAAGAATCAAAATCTAATGGAAATCATGGTCCTGATGTTGTTAAAGAACGTTTAAGAAAAAAATTAAATAATAAATAATTTTTTTAATAATTATATATAATATATATATGGATACTTTTTGGATAAATGATATATCAATATTATTTAGTAAAAATAAATTTTTAGAGGTTATTCCTACAAGTAATATGAAAATAAATGATAAATTAAATGCTGTATTTAGATTATCTATTTATTATTTTATAATTATAACAATTATTAGAAAAAATTTAAATAATATATTTATTCCTATATTAGTTGGTATAGTAACTATTATAATATATAATAATTATAAAAAAATAAATAATATAGAAACTGTTGATGAAGAGGTTCTAAATAATTATACAACAAGTAATTCAAAATCAGATAGTGAATCATCATCATGTAGATTACCTACAAAAGATAATCCTTTTATGAATCCAACTGAAATAGATATAGCAAATGGAGATATACAACAAGCTTGTCCTTCTTATGATAATAGTGTTGTTAGAGAATTAGAATCTATTAATTTTAATAGAGGATTATATATGAATACTAATGATATATATAATAATGAAAATTCACAAAGAAATTTTTATACTTTACCGGTAAGTGGTATAATAAATGATCAAACTAGTTTTGCTGAATGGTGTTATGGAAGAGATGCCAGTTGTAAAGAAGGAAATGGTATACAATGTCAATCCAATATATAAATAAATATTATATAAAAAAAAATATATAACATATATATAAACATGGACGGATACGGTGGAAATATACAAAATCCTAATAATTTTAAAGAAAAAAAATGTATTAAACAAAATATAAAACCAGGTGGATTTAATTTATTTACGCAGAATAATTTAATATATGATAAAGGAACAACTGATATTGATTTTCAACAAAGTCAAGGACCAGGTAGATATGAATTAGATAATATGTATGGTTGTGAATGCGGATTAACGAATGCAAGAGACCTTCAATTAAGTGAACCAGCTATTAATTTTAATGCCGGTTGTGGTTCAATTGGAGAAGCAGGTTGTTTAGTTAATATTAATACTGAACTTAGAGATGAAAAATTAACTAATAAAAATGTAATTAATCAATTGCCTCAAAGATATAATGCAGGATTTTTTGGTAAAGGTCAATTTAATCCTAATACTGAATCAATTATTCAGAGTGGTGATTTAACTAGTTTTGGTGGAAAAGCATGTAATGTATTATCAGGTGTAACTATTCCAAATTTTTATACCCCGATGATTCCTCGTTTGTCAAAAGAAGTTCAAAATACTATTCATATAATTCCAGAAGATAATAGTTCAGGATGGGTTCGCGGTGGTATTCCATCCAGAGAAATGTATAGACAAATGGATTATGATAAAAGATGTGAAAATTATTTAAAAAAAACGGTTTCCTCAAAATAAAATATTATTTATATATATAATGAATTATTCTGAGCAAGAAAAATTACAATTATATAAAATGAATCAAGAAAGTATTGGTTCAGGATTATATATGTTAGATATAGCAAAAAAAATGAATAAAGTAGCTTATCCATGGGCTCCAACTGTTCGTCTTCAAAAGATGGGTGATTCTATTAATAAGAATATGTCTTTAATAGATACAGAATCTGATTTATTTAATATTGTTAATATTAATACTAAGGATCCTAGTAAAAAATATATACCTGATCCAAATAAAACTATTGATTATGAAGATTTACCTGATGGATTTTTCCATGAAGAAAATACATTTTTAACAAATCCACCAAGTGAATTAAGAGGTTTAACTAAAAATAGATGGTATGAATTAACTAAGAATCCACAAGCTAATTGTTTAAACCCATTTTCTTTCCCTTTGGGTGGTGTAAGTACATACAATGAAATTTTGAATGATAAACAAGAATGTTAATTTATTTTTATAGATTTTTTTTTAAAATATTATTATATACATATAATAATATGGAGGCAACAATTTTGTTAGGAATATTAGGTGCTGGATATTTAATAAATAAATCTAGTGAAGATAAAGAACAAAAATCTGAACAAAAACAATTAAAACCACAACAAGTATATAATACAGATTATTTTGACGATTATAATAAGACAGTTGAACATCCTAATAGTTTAACTGATAAATATAAAACTGTAAAAATACCTGGTGCGAAAGTAATGAATTATCAAAATATTAAAGATTTTATTAATCCAGTTGAAGAAGATCCTACTTCTGAATATATATATAGTTTATTCGGTGATGGTAAAATTAAAAAAGCAGATTTTTTAACTAATAACATGGGTATTAAAGTAGAACCTTTCTTTAAAAAGGCACCCCCACAAATTGATTTAACTGAAAATACAAAGTTATCTGAACATCAGGGTAATAAAGAAACATATTTTAAAAATAAAGAAAAAACACCATTGTTTCCAAATGAAAAATCTAATATGGTTTTTGGAGCCTCGGTATATTCTGATGAAGATAGATCATCAATATATGTATCAGATTCTATGAAAAATATTTTACCATTTGAACAAATTCAAGAACATCAAATCGATGATAAAAATCCTGTTATAGGTGATATTCAAAGACAATATTATGAAAAGAGCAGTATTGACAATATTAGAACATTAAATAATCAACAAGTAACATATGGTGGTAGAATATTACCAGGAAAGGGTATAGGTAAAGCTGGTAAAATTGGACAAGTTTTTAAACATACACCTGAAAGTGATTATTTTAATTCACCAGATAAATGGTTAGTTACAAATGGTGCTTATATAGCTAAAACTGAAAGACCTGAACAAATTGTTCCAAATACAAATAGACAGTTTTTTAATAAACAAGAGTTTGGTATTGCTGGTGGTGATCATGAAGCACAAGAATATAGATCTAAATATGCTGTATCTAGTAAACAAACATTCGCTGGCGATATTATGAGAAATTTAGGAACAGATGTTGATCAAATGAATAATACAACAGTTAAAGATTCATATCAAATGTATCCAAATGAAAGAGATGTAACATCTTTAAGAACATATGATAGTAATATTTCTTCAACATTTAAAGATCCAACTTCTCGTTTAATGGATCCTGTAAGAAATACAGTTAAACAAACTACAATAAATTCAGCCAATAATGGTTATATAGCTGGTCCTGAAATGTCTACTGAAAGATTATATGATGAAATTAGAAATACTAAAAAACAATTTACTTCTGCTGATTCTAATTATATAGGTATTAGTGGAACTAATGTCCCTCAACCCGTTAACGAAGATAATTATAAAAATATGGAAACAAATCCTACCAAAGAAATTATTGCACAAGGAAGATATCCAGTTCCACAAGGCGATAAATATTATAATAGTAAAGAAACATATAATATTGAAATTAAGAAACATGAAAATGATTATTTTAATCATAGACAGACTCATTATGATAGAATGAATCCTGAATATTTACCCAAGAATACTTGTAATTTTACACAATTTAAAAATAAACTTAATGATGTATCTATTGCTAATAGAACTACTGATCCAAATTTATTAAATGCTTTTAAAAGTAATCCATACACTCAATCATTAGAATCATTCGCATATTAAAAAAAAATATTTATATATAATATAATGATTAATACATATTTAAAGTTAATATTATCATTTTTACTTGGTGTTTTAATTTATCATATAATAATAAAAACATGTAGTTGTAAACAGACAGTCGAAGGACAAACTACATCAACCTCTTCAACTACATCAGGACCGGGTGGAACAGAAGATACTCCATCCCCACTTGGACCGGGTGGAACAGAAGATACTCCACCCCCACTTGGACCGGGTGGAAAAGAACATACTCCACCCCTACTTGGACCGGGTGGAAAAGAAGATCCAACGCAAATGAATTTGTCACAAGATAGTAATGAAAAAAAAAATAGAATAAATTTAGATGAAATAGGAACAAATCAAGGGTTTGATAAAATATTAATTAATATGGAAATGGTTTTAAAAAGTGATAAACTTTATAATAATGAAGAATATCAAAAATTTATAAAGTTTTTGCCTAAAATTGTAAATAATTCTGTTAAATTTCCTTCAAGTATTAAAAAAATTAAAAATTTATCACAAATAGGTTTATCTGAAAATAGTGATATATTAGATGCATTTGAACTATTTTTAATTAAATTTAATGCAATGCCTGATGATGAATTATTTAAAAATATAAATGAACATGTATTTATAAATAAAGCTAATACATGTAGTGATCAAATAAATATGTATATTATGGCATTCTTTGTTACCATATATACAAATAGAATGTTAACAGGTAATATGGATGGAAATACTTATAGTAATGTTATTACTATATCAAATAGATTAACTAAATATATACCAGATTTATTAGAAAAAATTCAAAATATGTTAAATAAAAATTGTTTAGATCAAGTGAATTATGATTCATTAAAAGAAGATGTATTAAGTAAAATATATTCAACACTATTACAAAATAATGTAACTAATATATCTTTTACAGGTTTAGATCAAATTGGTAAAAAACTAGAAAATGTTAAAACTATATATATTGTTTTATTTATGATCTGTTTAACATTTATTATAGTTAAATTTATGGGTATGTTCACAATGAAACTTAATATTTAATTTTTATATTTACAACCTTTCTTTTCATAATGTATTTTTATAATACTATTTATATCTTTATTTTTGTTATTAATTATATTATAATTAATATCCATATTATTTTTATCTGATACAAATATAGTTCCATTTTTTATATATATTTTTTTTAACATTATATATATATATATATATGAACTGTGAAATAATATTTATTGTATTGATTATAATATTCTTTAATATTTTGATTTTAAATATTTTTAGATTACAAAAAGAATTAAATTTATTAAATAAAAAACCAAACCCTTATAATAATTTAAGATCAACAAATAAATATAAAAGTTTAGATAGTGGGTGTGATGGATTAAATATTAGAAAAGATGGTCAATCTGTGAAAATGAAGATGAATAAAATAGCTAGTCATGTTCCAATAGATATTAATAAAATTAATAATACTAATGCTCATTTTGTACCAAAAAGTATTCAAGCTGAGCAAACTATTTAAGTATAATTTACTTTTTATATTGTAATATAATGGATTTTCTATTAAAACAAAGCATAGATAAAAACAATTTTAATGTCTTTATCCGTGATCTATCATTAAATTTAAATACCAATCTTAAACATATTATTGAAGACACTATTTCATATTCCAATAAATCTAACGGAAATAAAGGATATAACAATAAAAAAAAAGTTGTTAAAAAAGCTGATTTAATTCGCGCAGAAGTTACTAAAAAAAAAGAAGAAAAATTAATTCAAAATGATATAGATAAATTAGATTTTTTATTTAATAATAAAGATATAAATAATCCTTTTTCAACTATAAAACTATTAAAATCCAATAAAGGGATAGAAAAAATGAAATTCATGTTATTAGATTTTTATTGGAATAATCACAAAAAAACTCATATGCATTATATTATTTCTTTATATTATCAATTAAAAGATAGTAGTAATACTAATTTTAAGGAATTATTAAATACTATTGGATGTAAGTTAGAAAAATATGAATATAAACTTTATATGATGAAAGAATTAGGATATTTATTACCACCTTTAAATTTTTGGGATACACCCGAAAAAAAATTAGATGATTGGCAGAAACAAGTTATTAATATAGTTAATAAAAAAGAATCATGTATTGTTAAAGCACCGACATCGGCCGGTAAAACATGGATAGCTATGAGTAGTGGAATTATTCATAAAAAAATATTATATATATGTCCCGCTAAACCAGTGGCATATCAAGTTGGATCTAATTTTATGTATATGGGATATAAAGTTCATTATTTAGTAGATAATTTATCTCATAATTCTTTTGATGCTAAAACTAATATATTTGTAGGCACTCCCACTGAAATTGAAAACAATCTATATAAAATAGGAACACATTTTGATTATGCTGTGTTTGATGAAATTCATAATTTAAATAAATCAGACGATGGTGATATATATGAAAATTTAATAAAGATATTAAATTGTAATTTCTTAGCTTTATCTGCTACAATTGGTAATATTAATTTCTTAAAAAATGTATTTAATAAAATACATGCAAACAAAAAGATACATTATGTTGAATATAATAAAAGATTTATTAATCATCAAAGATGGATATTTAATAATGGATTAAAATCTATTCATCCATTATGTTCAATTAATATTAGTGATTTAAATGATGATTTTATTCAAAATTCATTATCTTTTACACCAAATGATTGTTCTACATTATGGGAATGTATTGAAGAAGTTTATGAAGATAATGATTGTGAAGAATCAATTGAAAATATGTCACCCGATGAATATTTTAAAGTAAATAAATTATTAACATTAGATGATTGTTTAAATTATGAACATTATCTTAAACAATTCCTTATAGATAATAAAAATGATAAAAAAATATCTGAAATTTTAAATAAATTAAAAGTAAATAAAAGTAATAATGATACAAAAGAAAACATTATTAAATTTTTAAGAAATTGTGATGATAAAGAAATGTTCCCTATGATAATTTTTAATACTGATTCACAAGTATGTAAAAATTTATTTTATTATATTTATAATAATTTAGCTGAATCAGAAGAAAAAGAATATCCTTTTCACTATACTATTCTAGAAAAGAAACAAGAATTATATACAAAATATTTAGAAAATAGATCGAAATTTTCTGAAAATATAAAAATATCGAAACAATCAAAAGATGCAATTACAGATAAAACAACACGGTTAGATAATTATGATCGTAAACAAAAAGAGAAATATGTATCAGATGTATCAGATTTTTATTTATCATGTATAAATGATATTAATAGACAAGATATAGATAAATATCTAATAAATATTCAAAAAGAAAATATTAATAAAGAATATAGAAAATTTACAGATAATCCTGATTTTTGTCATCAAGATATATTTAAGAAACATAATGATTTTTGTTTTACAATGGACGAACCTATGTCAGGTGAAACTATAAAACATATTAGAAGAGAGATTATGAAAACATTAGGAATAAAAATACCATATGAACATCCTATTTTTCAGATGCTTAAAAGAGGCGTGGGTTTATACATTGAATCAATGCCAGATGAATATAAATGGATTCTTCAAAAACTTTTATCAACAAAAAAGATAGGAATAGTTATATCTGATAAAACTTTATGTATGGGTATAGATTTACCAGTAAGAACATGTTGTTTAATGGAGTTTAATGGATCTAATAATTTTACTAATGAAGACTATCTACAAATGAGTGGTCGAGCTGGTCGTAGAGGTCAAGATACACGTGGAAATGTAGTATTTTATGGAGATATAGATTATCTATCATTAATGAAAGGATATCTTCCAAATATAACAGGATCATCTAAAAATATAAATGACAATCATAGAATTTTAAATAAATTAAATTCATCTATAAAAATGGATAATATTAATAAAATTTATGATTATTTTATTAATCATCAAAGGAACATAGAAAATAGTAATATTGAATCAGATAATCCTAAATTATTATGGTATTTAAGAAAATATAATAATATATCTGATTTTATAAATAAGTTAGAAGATATTGAATCGCATTTCTTCAAAAATAAAGTTGATAATGATTTATATTTATTAAATATTATTTATAAAATTATAGACTCTGATAATTTAAATTCTGAATATAAAAGTAATAATATTGAAAAAGATATATTAATTAAATTAAATATATTTAATGAACTTTATGAGTTTATTATATTTATGTATAATAATTTAAATAAAGATAAATATTTATTTATAAGAAGAGTTTTAAAAAATATTTATGATAATATAAAAATAATAATAATTAAATATAATGGATTTTAATTTAAATATAAATTAAATTATATATAAATATTATGTATGAAATAAATGGTGATGAAATATTACATTATTATAATGATCCGGAAATAATACAAGTTCCATCACCTGAATCACATTATCAACCATATTCACATCAACATAATGAACCAAATATAAATAATGATCTTACAAATTCTACTTCACCATTAATAATGCATGGAATGTCCGGAATAAATGTATTATTAAGTATATCTCTTATTACAATATTTGGTGTTTATATAATGAAATGTATTAATCTTAATAGAGATAATATAATTATTTCTAGAAATAGAACATTAAGACAACCAATTAATGTAGATAATTTAAATACATTGATTTTACATGAAGAATTACCAGATGAATGTTGTTCAATATGTTTAGAAGATTTTAAATCAGGTGAAAATATAAAAAAATTAAATTGTACACATATATTTCATAAAGAATGTTTACAACCGTGGTTTAATGATAATAATATAAATTGTCCCATGTGTAGAACAGATATTATTTAGTTAGTATATGCTAGACTTCCTTGACCAGATAAAATTCTTAATATATTATAATTAACGGCATATACTATAATATTTTGATTATTAATTTCATCTAGTTCTAAATCACTACGAGCCTTATTTAATAAATAACAATATTGAATATTAGAAAAATTCATTGTTCCACTTGGTTGATGATCTTCTGGATATAAGCTAAAAGAATAAACAGCTATACTATTTCTAACAGTAACTCCTCCATAACCACTATGATAATCATATATTTGTTGTTTTGTAAAATATGATACATCTCTATATGAAAACCGATCATTACCATTTATTTGTAATTTCCAATCACCTTTAAGAGAATCACCATAATCAGCTGACGATATATTATCAGATGTAGAACTAACCCATATCAATTCTTTAACAGGATTTTTAAATTTTAAATTGTGTGTGAGACCAGGTGTTGATCTAATTGTTTGAACTTGTTCAATTAAATATTCATGAGATATTTGAGCAAATCTTCTTCTTTCATCAGTGTCTAAAAATATATAATCAACATATAATTGTGGATTTTTTATTATATACTTAAAAGTTATATTAATTATAACTTCATTATATTGTAATGCTATTAGTGGTAATGCTAATCCAGGATTTCTACAAAACCAAAATTGTAATGGAACATGTATAAATCCAAAAGAATTATTATCAAAATAATTAGAATATTCTATAATAGTACTTGTATCATTATCATCAGGTGATTGTTTGAATAAAGTACTGTTAGGATTAGGTATCCATGAAGCACTAGTTGGAATTGAAATTCCATTATAGCCCGGTGACGAATTTTTAAATGATAGCCATTGGAAAATTAAACCTGATTGAGTAAATGATGCTGATTCATATGATCCACGATTAGTATTATTTATATCATCAATAGTATTTATACATCCACCTACTCCACCTGACAATGTTAATGCTTGAAATTTGGTACATAAATTATTATGATTATTTTCTTCTGATAAACCCGATGTGTATAATCCATTTAAATTGTATCCGGATGAAGGACCTGTAATTAATCCATTTAAATTTTCTTGGTTAAAATTTTCTATATTATTTTTATTAATTACATTATTATTTTTTTTACCCATGCATATTGCATTTAAAGTAGAACTAAAACAACCACATTCATTTTTTTGAGTTAATTCTGAATAAGTTTCTAACCAATTATTAGTATGTTCATCTATTATTTGTGATCCGATTTGAATATTTACTTTATTAATTTGATCATGTCCTGGATTATTTTCTTTAAAAGATCTTGAAAAAATATTATCAGCATATATTACATCTTGAATATATATTTTTGATATTAAGTCTCCTTTTCTACCAATAACACATCTTGTTGATAATTGATCACTAGAAGGTGTATTTGTCCATATTTGTTCAATAGATTCCATCGAAAAATTTGTATGTCTACGATAAACTATTTTAAAAAAGGTAATTTGTGGATTTCCTGTTAAATATATATCTTGTGCTCCTTTTTCTTTTAATTGTAATAATCCTCCGACCATTTATATAATATATATAAAATATAAAATATCTTTACATATATATATGTTTTTAGTTTATTTATTAAAAAATAATAATAAATCATATATTGGTTATACTAATGATTTTTTTAAGAGATGGAAACAACATAATAGTATCTTATCAGGTGGAGCAAAATATACAAATAATAATAAAGGATATTGGGAACCAATATGTATAATAGATGGTTTCGAATGTAAAAAAGAAGCTATGAAATGTGAATGGAAATGGAAAAGAAAAAAAGGATACTTAAATAGAATTAAATATATTAATTATATTTTAAATAATAATAAAAAATTTACTAATAAAGGATTAGAAATTAATACTTTAAATTTAAAAATATATACCTTAAAAAAATATTATAAACATTTTAATAATTTGAAATTAAGAGAATTATATTGGTTTAATTAGAATACGCCAAACCACCCATACCACTCATTATTCTTAATATATTATAATTAACAGCATATATTTCTAGTTTCATCTTTACATCACCTGTACAACTTAATTGTGCATTTTCTATCCTTGAAAAATTACAAGTTCCACTTGGTTGGTGTTCTTCTGGTTTAAGAGCAAATGAGTAAACGGCAATTGAATCATTAAAAAAATTACCTGGTTGTGAATAAGATGAATTTAAACCACCTGGACCTGTGTGATGTTGTAATATTTGATGTTTCGTAAAATATGTAGTGGGTCTTGTGCTTAATCTATCATGACCATTTATTTGTAGTAACCATTTATCATTATTTGGCATGTTTTTGGACAATAATGATTGGTTAAATCCATTATTCCATTCACCTGTCCATATTAATTCTTTTACAGGATGATTAAAATTTAATTCAAAAATATTTGTTTCTGTTGTAAATGAAGTATGTTGTATTTGTTCTATTAAATATTCATGACTTACTTGTGCGAATCTTCTCCTTTCGTCTGTATCAAGGTATATATAATCAGCAAATAAAGTCATTTTCGCATTTTTCCATATTTTTTTCGGTTTTTCCATACTAAATTTAACTTCATGATATTGAAGAGCAATTAATGGTAATGCTAAACCAGGATTTCTACAAAACCAAAACTGTAATGGTACATAAAATACAGGTTGTTTAGAAAATAGTTCCATATTACTATTGTTAGATACATGGTTAGATACTCCACCCATACATGTTGTCCTTTGAAATAATGTATTACTTACACCAGAAGCATTTGATATAGCTATTTGACCAGTTGGATTATTATTAGTTAGTTCAGACCAAGTTTCTAACCATGATCCAGTTTGTCTATCAATAATTTGACCACCTAATTCAATTGTATGTTCTCCAATAAAGTTAGCTCCCGGATTACATCCAGTGAAATGGTGATCGGCATGTGATGCAGATGTTATTTGAATATGTAATCCATTTACTAAATCACCATTTCTATTAATATTTGCTCCACATTTGCCAATATTTCCAAGGTCAGAATGACCTGACCAAGTTTGTCCAATAGATTCCATAGAAAAGTTAGTGTGTCTTCTATAAACTACTTTAAAAAATGTAATTTGTGGATTACCAGTTAAATATATATCCTGAGCACCGTAAGCTACGAGTTGCATTAATCCTCCTCCCATTATTTATATATAATAGTATAGAAAAAAAATATTAAATATAAAACTTTAATAAACTACTTAATTGGAATAAGCCAAACCACCCATACCACTCATGATACGAAGGACATTGTAGTTCACTGCATACACTGTATTTATAGCAGAAGTTGGGGAGACCGGGCTTGTATCATTTAATAGTAATTGTGAATTATCTATTCTTGAAAAGTTACATGTTCCAGATGGTTGATGTTCTTCTGGTTTAAGAGCAAATGAGTATACAGCTATGGAATCATTTGGTTGGGGATCGGCGGTTTGTTGCGTTAAACCACCTGGTCCACTGTGATATTGCCATACTTGTTGTCTTGTGAAATAATTTCTATCTCTAGCAGCGAATCTATCATGACCATTTAATTTTAATTGATAAGCACCAGAAGAAAGAGTTGTAAATAGGCCATTATTAGTAGATTCCGACGCGTTGGGTCCAAATGTGCCAGTCCATACAAGTTCTTTAACTGGATGATTAAATGTTAGAGTACATGTTTGATTATTAGCGCTACCAGAAACACTAAAATCTTGATATTGAATTTGTGTAATTAAATATTCATGACTTACTTGAGCGAATCTACGTCTTTCATCAGTGTCAAGGTAAATGTAATCAGCCCATAATTGTGGATCACCGTTTGTTGTGGCGCCGTTCAGGTCTAATGGATAAGGCTGCTGAGCATCTACAATAATTTTTACTTCATGATATTGAAGAGCAATTAATGGAAGTGCTAATCCCGGATTCTCACAAAACCAAAATCTAAGTGGAACATATATATTATTATTACTGACTCGAATACCGCCAAATGCTCCACCCATAGAAGACATATTTTGAAATCGTGATCTACCTTCGGCTATAACAGCGTCCGGTTCAGTTAATTCAGCCCAAGCTTCCATCCAAGCCCCAGTCTGTCTATCAATAGTTTGGCCACCGATTTCACATTCAACTGTATTTATCCATTGAGCGGGTCCATTATTTAAACCGGTATCAGAAAATATACCACTTCCGGAAGGTGATGTTGATGGGTTAAATACAGATTTATCAAATTCTATATATAATCTATTAACTAAATCACCATTTCTGGCAATAGTGGCGGTACAACGACCAGCACCAGTTGATTGTGAAAATGTACCTGCCCAGGTTTGTTGAATAGATTCCATTGAAAAGTTAGTGTGTCTTCGGTATACTACTTTAAAGAAAGTAATCTGTGGATTACCAGTAAGATAGATGTCCTGTGCGCCATAAGCTACTAATTGCATTAATCCTCCTCCCATAGTTGTTTATACTATAGTATAGAAAAAAATTCATATAAAATAAAATAAAATAAAATAATAATTATTTAAAGAACTTTAATAATCACTTAGTTAGAATAAGCTAAACCACCCATACCACTCATGATACGAAGGACATTGTAGTTAACAGCGTATACTGTTAGGCCGCCGGAGACGCCTCCAAGAAGTTGTGCATTATCAATTCTTGAGAAGTTACATGTTCCAGATGGTTGATGTTCTTCTGGTTTAAGAGCGAATGAATAAACCGCGATGCTATCATTTGGTACCTGATTCACGCCCATCCCACCTACTCCGCTATGATATTGCCATACTTGTTGTCTTGTAAAATATGTAGCATCTCTTGCGGCGAATCTATCATGACCATTTAGTTTTAATTGGAATGTGTTGGAGAGCCCTGTGGAGAATGTTGCAGAGGCGGAGTGGTGGGAAGCAGTTCCTGTCCATATGAGTTCTTTAACTGGATGATTAAAAGTTAGTGTTGAAGTGGCACCACTACCGGCATTAGCAAAATCTTGATATTGTATTTGTGTAATTAAGTATTCATGACTTACCTGAGCGAAGCGACGTCTTTCATCGGTATCAAGATAAATATAGTCAGCCCATAGTTTAGATGATGCAAAACTGCTTTGGGCTGCACCAGCATTTTTAGTATCCATTATAATTTTAACTTCATGATATTGAAGAGCAATTAATGGAAGAGCTAATCCAGGATTTTCACAAAACCAAAATCTAAGAGGGATATGAATAGTGCCTGAGGTGGTGCAAGGGGCTGCGGTACCACCCATAGCTGACATATTTTTAAATCTAGATTGTTTCACAGAGCCATCAGGTTCAGTTAATTCAGCCCATGCTTCCATCCAAGCACCAGATTGTCTATCTATATTCTGACCACCTATTTCACACTCTACTGTATTTATCCATTTTGAGGGGGTATTGCACGCCAAACCAACGGTACCTTCGACTACAACATATAATCTGCTAACTAAATCACCATTTCTGGCAATAGTTGCTGTAACTCTTCCTTGTGCATTGGTTGGATTTAGGTTTCCTTGCCAGGTTTGTTCAATGGATTCCATAGAAAAGTTAGTGTGTCTTCGGTAGACTACTTTAAAGAAAGTAATCTGTGGATTACCAGTAAGATAGATGTCCTGTGCGCCATAAGCTACTAATTGCATTAATCCTCCTCCCATAGTTGTTTATACTATAGTATAGAAAAAAATTTTACATTAATTTATAAAAATAAAATTTGAATTATAATTTAAACAATAAATATAATATATATTTAAAATGTCGGAACAATATGAAAAAAAAGAATTAAGGCAACATATTTATGACACTCCTGACACATATGTTGGTGGTATTGATAAAATTAATGATATTCTCCCTATTAAAAATGAAGATAAAATTGTCTTTAAAGAAATAGAATATATTCCGGCATTATTAAATATATTTAATGAGATTCTTGTAAATTCAAGAGATCAGATAGTTAGATTGAAAGATAATGCTGATGCCATTCAAGTATCTCAAATAAAAATTAACTTTAATCCTGATAACTCTATAACAATTATGAATGATGGAAATGGAATTATTGTTAAAAAACATGAAAAAGAAAAAATATATATTCCTCAATTAATATTTGGTGAGTTATTAACATCATCTAATTATAAAAAAGGTGAAAAAAGAATTGTAGGTGGAAAAAATGGATATGGTGCTAAATTAGCAAATATCTTTTCACAAGAATTTACAATAGAAACAGTTGATCATATTAATAAATTAAAATATACTCAAACTTGGGAAAATAATATGACTAAATGTAATGAACCTGATATTAAAAAATGTTCAGCAAAACCATATACAAAAATTACATGGAAATGTGACTTTAAAAGATTTGGTATTAAAAATTATTCAGAAAATATGATTAATTTAATACACCGAAGAATTTATGATATTGCAGGTATTACTGATAAATCTGTGAATGTATACTTAAATGATGAAAAAATTAAAATTAAATCATTCTTAGATTATGTTAAACTATACAATGATTCTCAAAAGTTTCATGAAACTATTTCAGATAGATGGGATGTAATTTTCTCAGTATCTCATAATGATACATTCGAACAATTATCATTTGTGAATGGTATATGTACTTCAAAAGGTGGTTCTCATGTAGAATGTATCGCTAAACAAATATCTAATGGTATAATAGCATTTATTAAGAAACAACATAAGAAAGAAATAAAAGATAAAGTTATTCGCAGATATATGTCATTATATATTAATTGTGTAATTGAAAATCCTTCATTCGATTCACAAACAAAAGAAAGATGTATTACTTCACAAAGTAAATTTGGCTCAAAACCGATTGTATCAGCTAAAACTATTAAAAAAATATGTTCGCATAATGAATTAATAGATAAAATTCTTGATGCTAATAATAAAAATGATAATAAAGACTTAAAGAAAACAGATGGAAAAAAGAAAAATAAGATTATTGTTCCTAAATTAGATGATGCTAATTGGGCCGGAACAAAACAATCACACGAATGTACTTTAATTTTAACTGAGGGAGATTCAGCAAAATCTATGGCAATTGCCGGATTATCAGAAGTAGGTCGTGATAAATATGGTGTATTTCCTTTAAAAGGGAAAGTTCTAAATGTTCGCGAAGCGAATGTTAAACAAATTAATGGTAATGCTGAAATAGTCAATATCAAGAAAATATTAGGATTAGAAAGTAATAAAAAATATAAAGATATTAAATCACTTCGTTATGGTAAAATTATGATTATGACAGATCAAGATCATGATGGATTTCATATTAAAGGATTATTAATTAATATGTTTCATCATTTATGGCCTGAACTATTAAATTTTGATTTCATTTCATATATGATAACACCTATTGTAAAGGTTTCATTAAAGAAAACTATTAAACCATTTTATACTTTAACAGACTATGAAACTTGGAAAAAGAAAACAAGTAATTCTAATAAATATAATATTAAATACTATAAGGGATTAGGAACATCTACATCTGTTGAAGCCAAGCAATATTTTAGAGAACTTAAAGTTAATGATTATGTTACTGATGATAATACAGATGCATCTATAAATTTGGCATTTAATAAGAAACAATCAAATGATAGAAAAACTTGGCTTAAAAAATACGATAAAGAAATAATCTTAGATTACAATATTAAGAAAACACAAATTAATGATTTTATCAATAAAGAATTAATTCATTTCTCTAACTCAGACACTAGTAGATCAATTGGATCAAGTATTGATGGATTAAAAACATCACAAAGAAAAATATTGTTCTCTTGCTTTAAGAGAAAATTATATTCAGAAATTAGAGTAGCACAACTTTCCGGTTATGTTAGTGAACATGCTGCTTATCATCATGGTGAAGTATCATTACAAGGAGCAATTATTGGTATGGCACAAGATTTTGTAGGATCTAATAATATTAACCTTTTAAAACCAAATGGACAATTTGGAACAAGAATTATGGGTGGTGCTGATGCCGCATCATCCAGATATATTCATACAGAAATTAATCCTGTTACAGATTTAATATTTAGAAAAGAAGATATTAATTTATTAAAATATATTAATGATGATGGAATATTAGTAGAACCAGAATATTATGCACCAATTATCCCTATGATTCTTGTTAATGGTATGGTAGGAATTGGAACTGGATGGAGTACAAATGTTCCTCAATTTAATCCAATTGATATCATTAATAATATTAAAAGAAAAATTCAAATTGGAAACTATAATTCTATGCATCCTAATTATAAGGGTTTTAAGGGAAAAATTATTAAAGTAAATGATTGTAATTATATTTCGAAAGGTAATTATGAATTAAATGATAATAAACTAGTAATTACCGAATTACCTATTGGCGAATGGACTGATAAATATATTAGATTCCTTGAAGAAGATATATTATCTGAAAAATCAGAATTAATCTTAGATTTTGATAATCATTCTACAGAAGAAGATATTAGTATTAAAATAACTTTATCAGATACATTCTTATATGATAAAAAGAATTTTACAGTTAAAGATAAGGTAAGTACTTTTGAAAAGAAATTAAAATTAGTTTCGAACATATCTTTAACAAATATGCATGCTTTTAATAAGGATTGTAAGATTCAAAAATATGGCACAATATATCAGATATTAGATGAACATTATCGAGTAAGATTACAATTATATTCTACAAGAAAGGCATATATTTTAAATGAACTAAATAATAAATTATGTATATTAGAAAATAAGATAAAATTTATTAATAGTGTTATTAATAAAAATATTAAAGTTTCAGAATGTAGTAAACAAGATTTATTAAAACAATTGTTTGATGATAAATATAAACTATATGATTCATCTACTAATATTATAGAGGATCCTATTGATTTAGAATTAATTAAGAATGGATATAATTATTTAATTAATATGCCTATATATTCTATGACATTAGATAAGGTTAATGAATTAAATAATGAATTAAATAAAATTAATGATGATATAGAAATTATTACAAATAAAGATACAAAAACTATGTGGATTCAAGAATTAGATGAATTAAAATCGTATTTAAAAAAAAATAATTATTAAATATATATATATATATTATAATGAGTAAAAAAAATGGTATTATTCCTGATGTATATGAAAATACAAATAATTTACAAGATATCTTAGCAAATAATGATGTAAATTTTAAAGAAAGAGGAGCTTGTGCTGATAATATATTAAGTGGTGTTTTAGAAGAAACCTTATTAAGCAAATATTTTTTTTCAACTGAAAATATCTTAAATTTACAAAAAATGATGAGATATTATTTCTTCAAAAAATATAAGGTTGTTATAGATGAACAATCAAATAATATATTATTAACTATTATGAGAGGTATCTTTTTAAAATATAGTAATTCTGGTGCTACAACTATACCTCAAATTCAAACTGAAATACAAAAATTAAATTCATTAGTAACTGAATATAATTTACAAAAAATATATAATAATTATGAAATGCATAATAAATATATGGCTGATATACAATCTTTACCAGAACCGTTACCATTACCCGCTAACAATTTCAAGAAAAATACAACATTTGATCTATCCGCTGATAATGATTTATCAAGTAATTAAATTAATTAAACATATTTTTTGTATTAAGTTATGGATATTAATTCTTTTTTTTTGAATAATAAAAGTATTGATTTATTAAATAATTGGGTTAATTATGATTATAAAAACAAATTCTTATTCATTTATGGAAATGTTTCATCTGGAAAAACAAGTTTAGCTGAAATATTACTAAAAAACTATAAAATAATTAATATAAATATAGATTTCTTTAAAGAAAAAACTTCATTAACTGATTTTTTAAATTTATCACTTGGTAAAAAAAATATATCTATGATGTTTAATAAAAATTATCAATATAATTCTATTATATTTGATAATTTAGAATTGTTTTTAAAATTAAATAAAAGTAATTTAAATGAAATTTTATCATATATTCCTAAACTACTAAATTATAAAAAAAATCACCCTATTATTTTCATATCTTCTAATATAAATCATAAATACTTTAAAAAAATATTAAAATATTGTTCGTTTGTAGAAATTAATTATACATATGATAATATAAAATCGATAACAAATAATATATTAAAAAATAAAAATATAAAATTAATAGAAATTGAATTAATAGATTTAATTAATAAATCTGATAAAAAAATTAATAATATTAAATCTAATATTGAAATATTAAATTTAAATGATAAAAAACAAGATATTTATGATTATGAAGATAATTTTACTTCAAATATATTAGATAAAATATATAAATCTAATAATTATAGTGATATAATACGGTATTCACATTGTATAAATAATTTATACTTAGATATATTAGATAATATACATTATCTTACAGATGATGTTAATGTTATTAATAAAGTATATAAGACATGTTGTTTAGCAGAAAATGTAAATACATATTATATAAAAAACCATATAGATTTAAGCGATTTTTTTATATTATTATCAGTAATATATCCTAAATATTATTTAAATGAAATAAATTTAAAAAAAATAATTAACAATAAATATGTTAGTAAATCATTGATTTATATATCAAATAATAAAAATATTAATAATAATAATTATGACATAAATATATTACATATACTTAATACTATAAAAGATGATAATTTTATAAATTTTATAAAAGATAAATATAATATAAATGATAATGATCTTAAAAAAATAAATAATGTATATTCAAAAATAATTAATCTATAATATATATATGATTATTTATTTTATTTATTTATATTTAGTATTAGGTTTATTATGTTTATTTAAGAATGGTAAAACACCTAAATATTATATAGGTATATTAATCTTTTTATCATTCAAATGGATATTTAATTATAGAAAATGTACATTAAGTTGGATGGAATGTAAAATAAGAGGAGTTAAAAAAGAAGAAGGATATTTAAATAGTTTTTTAGATAAAATAGTTGATATTAGATATAGTAAGAATATATATATAATTTTAACTATATGTTTTATTATCATTATTTATGAATTTATTTATAATAAAAGATATAAAGAACTTCTTATGTTAGATTAACAAGGTATTGCTAAGTGATATGCAACATAACATATATTACAGCAACAAGCTGCAAGAAATCCTAATACTTTATCACTTACTGATGTTTTTTTACCGAAATTACATTTAAAGTAAAAATAAAATGCCAATATAACAAGAGCAAGATCTAATAATCTAACTAAAAGAACAATGCTAATACCGAATAAAGTAGCTGTTTCATGTTCTACTTTTTTTTCTTTTGATAGACTTTGTTTGACCATTTCATGAACACCTGTTGCTAAAACCATTTTTATAATATATACATAGAAAAAAATTTTATTCAATCATTTTTTTTAATTTATCTATTTCTTTTTTTAAATTATTTTTAGATTTATTTGAATTAGATTTAATACCTGCTAAAAATTCATCAATACTTTTATCAGTTATAGATTTTGATTTAGATTTTGATTTTTTACATGTTTTGTGATATTTTTTTAAACTTCGTGAAATTTTTTCTTTATGTTCTTTTGATAACTTTCTTTTAGATTTTTTTTTAGCCATTATATATTAAAAACATATTTAAATTTTTTATAAATATGGAAACATCACCATTAAGATTACTAGATTATGATGTTAGTCAAATGTTAAATGATGAAATTTTAAAATCAAAATATAATTTTAATATGGAATATTATATTAATCGTTACAATAAAAAAGAATATAATTTATCACATAAATATTTTAAAGAATTAAATAAAGTTTTTGAATATATGACAAAAATGAGAAATAATAATATTAAAGTTTCGTTTATTCAACCTATATTTCCATTTCATTATAATATTCATACTAAAATTTTGAATGTTAAATATTCTATAACAAGATATGAAGATACAATAAAATATATTTAAATTTGATTTATATTTAAAGTTTTTTTTATTAATATTAAAAAATATGCATAGAATTGTTATCGTAGCTAGTGAACTATCTATAATCACTGGTCATAACAAATATGAAAATATTCAAAAAGCAATTGATTCAGTTTTAAATCGAAGTAATATTGTAAAGAAATATATTCCTAAATCTAAAATTGAAGAATCATTAATTTCATTATCAGAAAAAGATCTTTTAACAATAAAAAATGAACTAAAATTAGAAAATAATGCTTCTTTAAAACAAGTAGAAAATGTTATTAAGCAACAGGTATTATCTAAATCTTTAAATGAAAAAATTACAGAAGAACAATCTAAATTAAAAGCAGAAGAAGTTCTTAAAACAATGCCTACTTTAAATAAATGTTTAGAAGGTTCAGTTAAACAAGATTTAAGAATGAAACGTGGTAATATTAAAGAAGATAATAATTTAAACAAAACGCAAATTAAACGAAATATTGTAATTGATTCAAGAAATTCTAAAATGTATGAAAAAGAACTATATTGTGACCCAGAAAGAAAATTTAATATTGTTCTTAGAGGAAAGATTGATGGGATGAATGATGAATATGTTGTTGAAACTAAAAACAGAACAAAAAGATTATTTAATATGATTCCTGATTATGAAAAAGTTCAATTAAACGCATATATGTTTATGACTGGTAAAGAAAAGTCTTTACATATTGAATGTTATAATGAAGATCAAAATTCGGTTGAATATGATTTTGATAAATTATTCTGGGAAGATTGTTATGAAAAAGTTATTAATTTCACTAATGATCATATTGTTTGTCACATAAAATAAATATATATTAATACTAATAATCTTTTTTTTATAAAATATTATATATACCTAGCAAATCTATAAAAAATAAAAAAAATAAAAATAACCGTGTAAAAAAATTTACAAGGTATATGGACCAGAACTTAAATATTTAATATATGACGGAAATAAACATGTATTTAAATATGTTAAAAATTAATGTCATTTAAAAGATAATAAATAAATATATATAAAATGGAATCAAATAATAGGCCATCATGGGAAGAATATTTTAAAGTAATTGTAGAAAATACAGCAACAAGATCACCTTGTCATAGATTAAAAGTAGGGTGTTTACTAACAAAAGATAATAGAATTATATCACAAGGATATAATGGATTTTTACCAGGTGCTCCACATGAATCTATTGTTGAAAATAATCATGAACAGGCAACTGTGCATGCTGAACAGAATGCCATAGCAGATTGTGCTAAAAGAGGCACCAGTTGTGATGGATGTACTGTTTATATAACACATTATCCGTGTATACATTGTTTTAAAATTATGGCAGCCAGTGGAATAAAGAGAATAAAATATATAAATGATTATAGAAATGATAAAAATGTAGATAAATTATCTCATTTATCAAATGTAATTATTCAAAAAATATAAATTTGAAATAACTTAAACATAGTATCATATAAATAAATAAAATGACTTCTGTTACTTACGATAATAAAGTAAATATTGATGTTGATGGACTTAAATATACAATGGATGGTGGAGCAGATGGTCATACATTAAACTCGTCAATAGATGAAATTATTCATAATATTATTGATTTTAAAGCAAGTGAAATATTAATTCATAAGATTGATGGTGATTTATGGTCATTTCAATTTAATATTAATAGAGACGGATTAAATATTTCTGATAAATTAAAGAATGGTGTATCATTATTTAAGACAAAAGGAAATGTTGATTTAACAGATATTTCTAAGTATGGAAAAGGAATTAAATCATCAGCACATTGTATTTCTCCTAATGGTTATATGATCTTAGGATTAAATATTGATAATACATTAAAAATGGCAGTATATAATCAAAAATTAATGAGTATTATTGAACCAGATACAGTAAATTCAGTTAATCTTGAAAAATTATTTCAAGATATTACAAATTATGATAAATCTGAAAATAAAGGTTTCTTAATTATTTCAATGGATGATAAGGATTTCAGTGAAACTATTAAGTCATTTAATGATAAATGTCTAAATCTATGTGAAGAATATGATTATGAAATTAATAGTGGAGGTGATGAATTAGTTAAACACATTAATATCTGTTATAATCCACATTTAAGTATTCTATTTGATTGTGATGATGAATATATTAATCAAAATAATATTAATATCTATTTTAATAATAAACAAATTCAAGGATTTAGTCATTGTAAACCTATAATGGAAAAGAAAGATGAAGAAAATTTAGATGAAAAAATGATAAAAACTACATTATTTGAAAAAGAATATATGTGTTGTATTCCATATAGAATTATTAATGGAATAAAAAAATATGATTATTCCGGATTATATTTTCAAAGTGACGATGAAAAGTTTACATTTAAAATTAGAACATCAGGAAAAAGAGGAAATACATATGAGAAAATATTTAAACCTAATTATATATCATTAGGATTAGATGAAAATAATATTGAAAATTGTATTATTAGAATCACTAAACTTACTACCCCTGCTCAATCTAAATATATAGAAGATTATAAGTTTGATAAAAGTAGATCATGTTCATATTTTGTATATAGAAATGGCGTATGTTCTGATAAAAGTTTTATTCCATTTGATGGAGAAGGAGGATTCTTATCATATAATTGTCCTCAATTAAGAGGAGAAATTTATTGCAACAACGATTTTGATAATATTATTAATCCTGGGGCAAATAAATCCTTAATTCATCCACCAGAAGAATTTTGTGTTAAGTTACGAAATTTATCTAAATATGTTATGGAAGAACACAAAAAGTCTGAAAAAAAGAAAACTGAAAGAAAATTTATTGAGAATAAAGAATATTTAATTTTACCAAATGATACGATTATGGATATAAATGGCGAAAAAGTATTAGGTGTAATGAAAGCAGGAATCCCTCGTTGGGAAAAATTAAAAGGATACAAAGCATCTGATAAAAAAACTATTCTAAATGAAACTAATAATACATCACCCATTCTATCAGAAACAATTGATAATCATACAGAAATTAAGGAGAAAAAAGGATCAGATTTTAGACTATTTACAGCAGATCCATCATCTGATAATGCTGGTGTTCATATAATTTCTAATAAAGAATATAGTATGATTGAAAATGGTATGATTAATTCAGACATATTAGATAATAGTGCTTCTTTAAAAGAAGAACAAATTAAAATCCATATTAATGAATTAAAATCTGTAATTAAAAGAATTCAAAAGAAATATAAAATTGTTGATAATAATCAAAATGAAATTGATCTATCTAGTATTAATTTAGTATCAATTTAAGGATTTAAACTCAATTAAAATCAATATTTAAATTTAACATTATATTTTTCAGTGATATGGTGATCTACTCTTCTTGTAGGTCCACCTAAAATATATGAGTACATTCTAGCTAATCCCCACGATTCAGCAGTTTGATTGGGCCTTGAACCAGATGAATAATATGCTCCCATACCTTTTTTTTTAACCGCTGATAATGCTGGTTTAGGTATACCAGTAACATCAGCAATTTGCTTTAAATTTTTAGCTTCTGGATGTAATTTATGAAATTTTTGCGTCCATGATGATTTCTTTGATTTAAAAGATTTTAATTTAGGTCTTGTAAAATATTTTCCTTTCTTATATGATTTTTTAGATTTTTTAATAGATCTTAATTGTTTTTTTTTATCTTTTCTAGAAAGATTAGAATAATAATTTTTTGGTAATGTCATTTATAATATTAAATATATTATTTATTGAATAATTTTAAATCTATATCCAAGAGTAATAGATAAAGAAACAATTAATACAATAATTAATGAACTAGTTAATGGAACTTGTGCGTGATGAACTAACATATGCATTACTTGTGATTTAAATGATAATTTATCAGCACCATTTGGTGGTTTAATTTCATCTTTTGTTGCGAAAGGTTTAGCAATCATAGGTAAAACAAGATTTAATACAACAGCATAAATACAAGCATTTAAAACACAACTAAATCCAGATTTCATTTTATAATATATACATATATTTATTTTATATCACTTGGTGTAATTCTACATGCCCAGTGTTGTAATGTTTGTCTAATAACAGGTGAAATTGTAGCATCATCATACTTAGCATCTTTATCTTTTATCATATTTACTAATCTTTTTTTAAATCTGCCTTTTGGACCTGCTAATGCTAACCACCTTTTTACTTGTCTTCCATCATCATCAGTCCTTCTTCCTCTATAAAATCTACAATACCATTGAAACCAGCCGTATGGATCTTGTTTATCCATCCAACCGGATTTTTCCCAATCTTTTAAATCAGAACCACATTTTACTTTATATTTATTAACATTTTTATCATAATCTGGTGATGTAACCATTTTTTCAATATTAATTCCTTTGAACCAAGATTTAGGATATTCTTTAATTACATCATGTGATTTATAGTGTTTTTTAGTCACGGATGAATATATAGGTCTAAAATATGTTCCACCAAAAGAACCTAGTTTTAATAATTGATGTGGTGTTAAATTTGGTTTAAAATCTGGAAAATCTTTAAATGTTTTCATATATATTATATATTATATTATATACATGCGTTTAAATAAAACAAAACGTAAATCTAAAAAGAAAAAACTTACTAAGAAAATTAGTGATACAAAAACATATAAAAATTCTAATAAGTTCAAATTATTTGTAATATCTGTTGACAATGATAAAGGTAAAGAAAGAAGGAAATATTTAAATTATAAATATAAATGGATTAAAGCAATTTATATGGATGATAGTAATAATTCTATATTAAATAAAGTTAGATCAAAAGTTGTTATTAGATATAATATGAGTAAAGATAGTAAAAAATATAAAGGTGCAACTGCTAATACTTCATCTCATATAAAAGTATTAAAGATTATATCAAAACAAAATTTAAAAAATGTTATTATTTTAGAAGACGATTCTATTCAAAATACACCTTTGCCAAAAATATCTGAACTACCTACTGATGGTGCAACATTATTTTCAGGACAATTAGCACATCCACATTCTTGGAATGAAGATAAAGAATGGAAACAAAAAAAAGCAAGAAATGTTATAAAATCATTTAAAAAGGGTGTTAATAAAATAGATTATAATAAATATAGATGGACTCAAATTAATGCAATATTTATACCAAATAAAAAAGTAGCTGACCATATTTTAAAAGTACTTGATGATATAAAGTCATATAAATTATATTATGATATGTTATTAGCATCTAATAAGTTAGTACCATATTTATATTATCCTGCACCATTTAGACATGATGATACACTTATGCCATCACAAATTACTGGTCATACTATTGGAAATATAGAAAATTATTTTCTTAAAAATAAATAATTTAATTTCTTTTTAAACATACTTTATTTTCAGATTTCCTTTCATTTTTTAAAAATTCTAATAATTCAATAGCTTTTTCGCTATTATTAAAGTATTTTGTAAATTTATCTTTTAAAAATTTATTTGTCATTGTTTCATATGATTTATTAGAATTATATTGTAATTTTGATGAAAATGCAGGTAAATTAAATATATTATTTTGAAGATTATTATTTTCAATATGAGATAATATATTGGTTTCTAATGTATTTTTTTCAGTTTTTAATGATTTAATTTTATCATTATATTTTTTAATTTCCATATCATGATTCATCCATTTAATAATATTTGAATTAAAATCGCTCATAATATATTATTTATAAATTATTCTTAAATTTAAAACAATTATGAATATTATTAAAATAAATAAAACAACAATTACGATAATTATTTTTAAAAAATAAGGATATAATTCTTGAATAATATGTTCTATTAATGGATTTAATAATTCTTGTTTAATATAATCCATATTTTTATCTTTTTTTAATTCATAATTTAAATCTTTTATTATATTATTGATTAATATATCAAATTTCATATAATAATAAATATTATTATATATTATGTTTAACTTATGTAATTTTTTAAAAAAAACAAATAATCAAAATGTTAATCAAAATGTTAATCAAAAAAAAGAAATAAATGATCCTATAATTTTGAATAAAAATTTTGAAAATAACGAATGTATAATATGTTTAGACCCTATGGTAATAAATGATAAAGCTCAAATATTAAATTGTGGTCATATGTATCATTTAGATTGTATTAATAAGTGGTTTAATAAAAAAAAAGAAATTAATTGTCCATTATGTTCTAATTAAAAAATATATTATAATAATATATGGAGAAAAATATTATAGTGTTAAGTTTCATAGTTTTTTTTGTTGTGGGAATATTTATGTATAGCGATATTTTTGGAATATTATATGAAAGAAATATTCATCCATTATTGAATAGTTATAATAGACCATCAAAATATAAAGAAAAACTAATTGTCTGGACTTATTTAGAAGAACCCGGTTTTTTAAATAGGGATATTGATATTGAATTATTAAATCGACACAAAAATTTTACCACTCTATTCAAGATGTGTTTAAAAATAATGGATAGAAGTGTTAATAAAAAATATTATACATTTCATGTAATTACACCAGATAATGTTAAAGAATATTTACCAGATTTTCCAATAAAAATGAATGCTGATTCAAAATATCCTTTAAAATTTAGAGTTGATTTATTGGCATCTATGATATTAAGTAAAAATGGAGGACTATTTTTATCACCATCAACATTGGTTATGAAAAATCTAGACGAAATTTTATATAAATTAACCTTTAATTATGATCTTATTACTTTTGGTGGATCAGTAAATGTTGTAAATAGTTGTGATGACAAATATAATCCTAGTAATTATGTTATAGCAGCGAAAAAAAATAATAAAGCTATTAATTTATATAAAGAACGTATGTTAAACCATTATAAAACATATGATTTTAAAAATTCTACTGGTGAAGTAGTCTTTTCTAATGTTTTACACGAATTAAAACCTGAAAAACATTATCATTTTGATTGTAGTTATACTGGATATACAGATGTTAATAATAATTTAATTCCTTTGAAAGAATATTATGGTTTTATGCCCATACAATTTAAAGACAAAAATAGTTTAATATTTATATCATTACCATACGATACTATTCTTGAAAATATACAATATCAGTGGTTTAATAATTTATCAGAAGATCAATTTTTTAATTCTAAAATACAATTAACAAAAATTATTTATAACCGATTAAATAATTTAAATTTGATTCAAAAAGTAGAATAATAAAACCAACTATGGGTATTAAATCACTAACTCCGATTATCAAAAAAACATCACCTGATAGCATTATTCACGATAATTTATATAAATTATCAGGGAAAAAAATAGCTGTTGATGCATCTTTGATTATTTATCAGCAATTATTAAGACACCAACTTGTTAAAAATAAGAAAGGAGAAATTACAAACCATATTACAGGATTATTTTATAAGATAACTAATTATTTATCATTAAATATAGAATTAGTGTTTGTATTTGATGGTAAGCCACCTGATTTAAAACAAGAATGCATTAATGAAAGAAAGAAAAAAGTTCAAGATGCGAAAGATAAAATGAATTCATGTGATGATAATGATAAAAAGAATGAATTAGAAAAATCTACTTTGCGTCTGACAAAAGATATGATAGATAATGTAAAGAAATTATTAAATTTAATGGGCGTTTCATATATTCATATGGATGTTGGTGAAGGTGAAGCAATCGCAGCTGAATTATGTAGAATTGGTTATGTAGATTATGTTTTAACAGAAGATATGGATACATTAGTATATGGGTGTCCCAATTTAATTAGATCATGTTTAGATAAGTCATTAAAAAGACAAGATATAATATCTATAATTAATTATGAAAAAATGATAGAAGGGTTCAGTATGACAGATGAACAATTTATTAAATTTTGTATATTATGTGGATGTGATTATTGTTCAAATATTCCAAAAGTAGGAAATACAACAGCATTAAAACTTATTAAACAATATAATACTATTGAAGAAATTGTTGAAAATATTAAAAATAAATATGATGTTCCTGATGGATATATTGAATTATTTAATAAATCATATGATATATTTATGATGTATAAAGATAAAATTAATGTTGAAGATTTAGATGTTCATAAATCAAATAAAGATATAGGTGGTTTGATTAAATTTATGGTGAATGATATAGAAATGAATGAACTTAGAGTACAAAAAGCTGTAAAAAAATTACAGAATACATTATGTTAGATTATTATTATTCAATAGTCAATTTATTACAAGTCATATTAGGATATTTTTTATTTATAATAGATATAACAGTATCTCTATTATCATTTGATTTACATATTAATTGTGCTGATCCATCACCTTGTGAACCAATCCCTTTACCACCATATATATATGATATAATATCAGAACAATTTAATATTTCATGTAACAATGGTGATGTAAATTGATCAGGATATAGTGGTATAGTATATTTATCAAAATTATTTTGAGCTTTTTTCATTAAAAATCCTAATTTATCAATATTACCATTTTCTATATATGAAATCGCATCATTTATAATTTTTATATTATATTCACCGAATAAATATTCTATATTTTTATCATTTTGATCTTTTGGAAAAGGGAATGATTTTTGTAAATTTTTTAATATTGTTTTTGTATCTTTAAATCCTCCTAATTCTACTATTATAATATATATAGGATTTTTAACTTTTATTTTAGAAATTTCAATATTATCTTTGTCAAATACTATTTTGAATGGACCTTTACCAAGAGCTACGCATTGATCCATTCGGCCACATCTAGATGGTGTAAGTATTTCTCCTTGATACGCTATATTCATTATATCTTTTTCTGATAATTTTAAATTATAACATAAATTTATAGATTTAGCTACTAAAACACATATTGCAGCAGATGATGATAATCCTTTCCCCTGAACAATAGTATTTTTATAATTATTAATATATATACCAGATATATTATATTTTTTTTTCATGAATAATAATACACCACATATATATGAATAATATCCTCCTTCACTACTATATTTATTAAGTATATTTTCTTCCATAAATATTTCGAAAACATTGTTATTTTTTATGTATGTTAATTTATTTTCTTGATATTTAACATTTGCATATACTCCCGTATCTGTACCAGAAACAATACACATACCTTTTTTTAAATTACTATTAAAAAATCTCATACCTCCAACCCAATCAGTATGTTCACCGAATAAACATATTCTTCCAGGTACAAATATATTAAACATATTTTTAATTAATCTTTAAATTATATATATATATATATATTAATGAATGAACTTAGAGTACAAAAAGCAGTTAAAAAATACAAAATACATTAGGTAATAATATTTAATTAAATCTTAATAACTTTACTATGATTTATAACGGGATTATTATTTTCTAGAATCTTTTTAGATTCATTTATTTTTTTATCTAGACTCTTACAATTATGAGTATGAGTATAACGGTGTTTTGCACAGAATTGTCCTTGACATTTACAAGAATATGAAATTAATTTAAGTTTTATTACAGAATGAACACCTATCCATAATTTATATTTTATTTAAATAAATCTTGTTTAAATATTCAAATTTATTTAAAAGACATTTTAAATATTATTATAAATGTTAATTATTAAATTAATGGGTGAAAAAAAATAAATGATTTATTTTTAGATGATTGGATTAGAATAAATATTGATTAAAATAACATGGGAATTAATGAACCATATCCATCACTGTATTTATAAAATAATTGTTTATTATTTTTATAAATAAGTGTCCATATAACCTGATCTGTCCATATATCTTTTTTATCTATTAATTTTAAATATTCATTATACAGTTCAACAGATGTTTTTATTATATTTTTATGTAAAATAAATGCTGTACCTGATATATGATGATATAAATAATAATTACCTTTTTTAAATATATTATCATTATAAATAGTATTATGTGTTGAAGAATAAATAATTTTGTCTTTTGGTAAATTATTTAATTTATTTACATTTGGAAATTGTATTGATGGTGGTTTAATATCTCTATAAATACATATACCTGCATCTATCCAACAGAAAAAATCTGATGAAAAAGGATTAATTTTTAAAGCACGATTAATCAAAAAAATCTTTTCATTCCAAATTAAATTTAGTTCAACGGAAGGACTATGTTTTTTATCTTTAATCATTTTATTTTTATATTTGTAAGTTGTAAAATCTTCTATATTAAGTTCTATATAATATGTAGGTAATTCTCCTCTAAATTTTTTTACTAGTTCAATACTTTCTTTATCTCCAAAAAATACATATGGACAATTTATTTTTAAAGTGTTTTTAAACCATTCATTGTATTGACCACCATGTTTATTATTTATTTTCCAATATCCTGATACACAAGTTAACTTACTAGACATTTATATTTATATATAGTTAATTTTTAAATATATATTTAAAAAGATTATGTATATATAATAATAAAAATTATAATAATGCAAAAATTAAGGAATAATATTACTATTTCAAATAGTTATACAGCATCTGAAATAACATTTGTAACTGGTTTATGGGATATTGGAAGAGGAAATTTGAGTAATACCTCAAATAATTACGATTGGAAACGATCATTGGATAAATATAAAAATGAACTAGAAGTTTTTTTAAAAACAGGGTTAAAAATAATTGTTTTTGGAGATTCATATCTTAAAAATGGGTAGAACAATTTGAAAATTGTATTTTTGTATATTACCCTTTAGAAAATTTTAGAGAAAAATTTAATTTTTACGAACAAATTAATAATATAAGAACTAATAGTGAATGGTATGATCAACCTGGTGCTGGTTGGTTAAAAGGTTCACCACAGGCTAAATTAGATATGTATATGCCTATACAATTAACAAAGATGAGATTAATTAAAAATGCTTCAGAACTAAACCCTTTTAAAAGTAATAAATTTTTTTGGATAGATGCCGGTTATACAAGAACTCACAATGTTAAATTATTAGCAGATTTTGAGAAAAGGTTATCTAAATATAATAAATTTTTATTCTTATCACATAAATATGTAACAAATACCGAAGTTCATGGATTTTTAAGAAAAGGCATGAATCGTTTTTGTAAAAAAGATTTTATTGGTCGCATCATGAAAGGATTTTTCTTTGGAGGTGACGTTAAACATATAGACAATATATTAGAGTTATATAATAAAATAATAAAAGATACACTTGAAGAAAATTGTTAGGTTGTGATGAATCCTATTACACTATAATGATTAATCAATGTCCTGATTTATTTGAAGAAGTTTTAATTAACGACTGTTATAATACAATGTTATATTTATAAAAACTATTCCCAATCTCTTTTGATATGTCTTCCTTCTCCATTATGTGTGCAATATCCTTCTGATTCTCCAGTTATAGCAGCATAATAACCAAGATTATGATATGATTTATTTATAACATATTCTCCAACTCTATTTGATAAAGGGTCTTTATTAACATTATAGATATATGGATGTAATAATAAAGCATCTTTCGTCCGTCTAAGTCCTGGATTAAATGTAAATCCGCACCAAGTATGTTTAATTCCTTTATAAACATATGAAAATTCTCTATGTATATAATTGTAATCTTTATTATCTGCTTTTACTATAGGATGACATGAAGTACAATTATAAGGTCTTAACCAAACTGTAAATAATTTATCACCTTCCAATTTAAAAATTCTTAGAGATTCTTCAATAAATCCTTTTTTTGTAAATAACCAATCTTCTTCACAATGAAAAATCCATTTTGTATCAACAAAATAATATGCTTTATCAATTGATTCTACTTGTCCAATATTTTTTTCATTATAGATTAATTGAAATTGTTCATTTGGATAATCTGTGAGACAAAAATCATTTATATTTTTCTTACCCGAATCTTCTATTATAATAAATTTTTTAATTGGATAAGTATTATATTTAACAAACGAATCTAATGTAATTTTTAACAAATCGGGTCTATTACAACTTGTTATTACAACTGTTACATCATCTTTTTTTTTAGATAAATCTATTGTAAGATTTTGTTCTTTTAATTTAATATCCAATACTTCATTACTATCTCTCAAATCAAAATATTCTTTATAATTTTCAGGCTTTAAATATGCTGGACTTGAGTGCCAATTATTAATATCACCTTTTTTTGTTTTTTTATTTACAAAATGATTCCAAGATTGAATAGAATAATGATTTACTATTAGGTCTGAATCATTATTTGTGTGTTTAAACCATAAACTTTTACCACTAACGTTACTACTATGAATTCCAAAATTTATAAAATCCTTACTTTTAAAACCAGATTTATGACTTATATATATTTTAGATTCATCATATATATCTCTTTTGGTAAAATTATAAACAACACCATCTGGCTGTTCTATAAGTGAATTACTTCCAAAATTTTGCCAACCTACATGTATTTGTGAATAATCATCATATTTTTTTAAAATTTTATTTAAATCAATTTCATTCGGAGAATATAAAAATTCATCTAAATCTAATATAAAAAACCATTCATGTTTTAAACTTTTAACAATATCATAAAAATATTTTTCATACAACATTGTTTGTCGCCCAACTATATCAGTAACAATATCGGAATTAAAAAGTGTTATAAATCCAATATCTATATATGGTTGTATAATCTCTATATAATTATCTGTACTAAAATCATTAATCATATATATATGTTCTATGCCTCTTATTTTATAATGTTCAATCCATTCTTTTAATATATGTGTTTCATTTTTAAAACAAGTTAATATTGCTATCATTATACTAATATAAGTAATAACTTTAAATATAATTATATTATATTACTCATATCATCTAACATTAAGTGATTATAATCTGTATACCGTTTTTCTATATCACTATATATGGGTCTTTGTGTTATTGTTCTAGGCATAATTATTAACCAATTATCTTTTGCTTGTAATTTCATCCAATTTACATCAAGTGCATGAGGATTTACATTCTCATTTAATAAATGTATATTTCTTAATAATAATTCTAATCCATTTTTGAAATTATTTATTAATGTATGATAATAGTGTTTTTTTACAATATATCCAGTAGTTGTAAAACTTTTAGTAATCTTATATATATCTTCATTTATTTTATAAATAAATTTTAAACAAATAATTATTATAATAAAATGTCTCAAACGCAAACCATTTATCATAATTTCTATTTTTTTGTTTTATTAATTTAAACATAGTTGGATGACGAAAAACAATCTAAAATAATAATTTGATCATCTTTAACTAATTTATTAGTATTTAAATAATTAATTTTAATTTACTTTAAATAATATTTAAATATTTATTATTAAATATAATTATAAAATGTTAATTATTAAATTAACGGGCGGTCTTGGTAATCAATTATTTAAAATATTTTCTATTATTTCTTATTCTATTGATAATAATATTGATTATAAAATTTTAGAATTTAAAGATGATAAAGTTTCACCATGTGATAATAAATCACTTAGAAACACATATTGGAATAATTTATTAAAAAATATTTATAATAAAACTATTAAAAATATAAATGGACATATTTATCAATATAATGAACCATGTTTTGAATATAAACAATTACCATTAATACCTGATAAATCTAAAAATTATATATTTTTTGGATATTTTCAATCACATAAATATTTTCAAGATAATTTAGATAAAATTATAGATTTATTAAAATTTAATGCAATAAAAAATAAATATAAAAATAATTATGATTATGAAAATAATGTATCATTACATTTTAGAATAGGTGATTATATTAATTTTCAAGATAGACATCCTGTATTATCAATAGATTATTATATAAATTCTTTAGATAGATTAATAAAAGACACAGATAAAAATGATTGGGATATATTATATTTTTATGAAGAATCAAATAAAGATATGATAGATAAAAATATAAGTATATTAAAAGAAAAATATGATAAATTAAATTTTATATCAATAGATCATAAATTAGATGATTGGGAACAAATGATATGTATGAGTTTATGTAAACATAATATAATAGCGAATAGTACATTTAGTTGGTGGGGCGCATATTTAAATAATAATGATAATAAGGTATATTATCCTAATAAATGGTTTGGACCTGCCATGGGTGATAAAAATTTAAAAGATTTATTTTTAGATGATTGGGTCAAAATAATTTAAATATAAATATAATATTTATCCAATTAATATAAATAATTGGGTAAGTTTTTTTATCAGTCCAGATCATAAATTAATTTTAAATATCAACCTTAATAAGTTCAACGATATCATGTATCATTTTTCTTTCAATTACAGTATATTCTAAATTATTAATACCCGAAGACATAATCATTATCTGTTTTTCACTATTAGATAATTTTGAAAAATGAGAATTATATAATAAATGATTTCTCCAGTTATTTTGGATTTGTCTATCATTTACATCATCAAAGGATTTAAAATAATCATTATCTAGTTCTTTACATGTTTGGTTGATATATTTTATTGTTATAAGATTATAATATTCTGCTCTAACTCTTAACGCTGTATCTTCGGCCCCCCACCCCCAAAAATTGTTGGGAAATCCATTAATTTTATTAATATCATTACTTGTAATTTTTATTATAGGTGCTAATGTATTAGATAGAGTTAATAATATTCCCAATACATTACTATCACTAACTTCTTTTACATAATATTCTTTAATACATTTTTCAGTTGGATTTATATCAACATCATGTGTAATAAAGTATTTTGTTTTATTTCCATATTCTTTAAATGCCACATTTAATACCGCACCACGATTAAATAACTTTCCATCATTTTGTTCTACAACCACTACTTTTGTATTAGGTAAATGTTTTTGAAATAAAGGAACAGTGTGTTTTATAAAATAGTCAAGGTGTGCTTCTCTATGACGATATGGTATTATTATTATATTTTCATACATTTATTATTTATTATAAATTAATATATATTTAAATATATTATATTTTATTTAAAATAAATGAAACATCTTGATCGGGCACTTTCATTTAGAAATTTAAAATACCGATTATAAGTTTAAATAAAATATTTATTATATACTATATTTAAATGAATAATTATGATTTTTTAAGAGTTTATGATATTAATAATAAATTGCGGATTGGTTCAAATTATGATGGTGGATATATTATTATAGATAATTTGTGTAATTATGATGTATTATTATCTTGTGGAATAGCAAATGATGACACTTTTGAACATTATTTTGTAAATAAACATAATACAAAATGTTTTGCGTTTGATGGGACAATTAATAATATTCCTCGCGAACATCCTAATATAAATTTTATAAAAACAAATATTGGAATAACTTCTAATACAACTGATATGAAATATTTAATCAATAAATATAACAATATATTTTTAAAAATGGATATTGAAGGTAGCGAATATGATTGGGTTAACAATTTATCAAACATTGAAATAAACAAATTTAAACAAATATGTATAGAATTTCATTTAGACCATGAATGTTCTAATCATATTAGTTTAAGTAATAAACTAAAAGCAATAAAAAGAATTGCTGATACGCATTACTGCGTTCATTTTCATGGAAATAATTGGAGAAGCACTACATTAATCGGTGAAAAAATTATTAATATTGGAACATCGGAAAATAATACAAAAATTATAAAATTAGATAAAGAGTATCCATCTAATACAAAAATTACATTTGATTATAAATCTCAGTTTTCTGAACAATTTTCTTATAATATTGATAAAAATAAATTGAAAATAACAAGAACAGATAAAAATTGTGGTTGGGAACATGAATATAAATGTGTTATAAATGGAATACAAATACCAAAAGTTTTTGAATGTACTTATATACATAAATCATTGGTTAAAGAATTAGCATTAAATTCTAAACCTATTCCAGACTTATTACTTGATACTCCTAATACAGGCATGTGGAGACCTCCAACTGATGAATTTGAAAATAATCGTAAGGCTAATAAGATTGTTCCTGATATATATTTAAATACATATCCATTTGTTAATACTGAATAAAAATTATATATACTTATATTATAATAATTATGACAATTCATACCATTGGAGATAGCCATTCTTATAATGGTTGGGAAAATGTAATAAATCATCATTTAGGGCCTGTTTTATGTTATAGTTTTGGAAAAGAAAAATTAAAAAGATGTGACATTCGCAAATTTAATATTAAAAATGGTGATACAATTATATTTTGTTTAGGTGAAATAGATTGCCGTTGTCATATTCATAAACATATAAAAACCCATAATCATTATACAAATATTATAGATAATATCGTTAATGATTATTTTGAAGCAATTGAATTAAATATTTCTGTTTCACAAATTAAACTTAAAAATGTATGTGTTTATAATGTTGTTCCACCTATTCAAAAATGTAATACCATTGAAAATTCTCTATATCCATATTTAGGTACAGATGAAGAACGAAAAAATTATGTTTTATATTTTAATGAAAAAATAAAAGAAAAATGTCTTGAAAAAAATATATTTTTTTTAATATATATAACAATTATATAGATAAAAATGGTTATTTAAGAAAAGATTTAAGTGATGGGAATGTTCATATAAGAAATGGAATTTATATAAGTAATTTTATAAAAGACAAAAATTTATAAAATAAAAATTCAAATTGAAAAAAACAAGATAATCACAAATAAATCTATTATACAATTGATTTTTATATTTTATATTTGTTATTTTATGTTTTAAAATAACATTAAAATTTCTAATGGTGTAAAATATAATACAAACTATAAATATCATGAAATGTGTGTAAAACGTTCGTTTATATTAATATTAATATATATATATATGATTAATGTAATAAGTATTGGTCCTTATTGTGAAAATGCTGATATATTAAAAAAATATAACCTAAGACATAAAGCTTATCCATTTGATTATATATTTTCCAGTTTAGAAATGGTAGAACATTGCATTAATGATGAATTTAAAATATTTTTAGATAAAAAATATTATACTAATGGAACTAATAATAATAGCAATAGACATATATTTTATTGTAAATTTTTAGATACAGATATACTATTAAAACATCACATCGCATATGGATACAATAAAAAATATAAAGTTTCAACAGGAAATTTATTTAATCATCATAATTTATTATTAAATAATGAACATTATAATGCATTTAAAAGAAGATGTGAACGTTTTTTAAATGTTATTAATAAAAATGAAACAGTTTATTTAGTATATTATAATAAATATAATAATAATATTGATGAATTAGTTAAATTTTCAAACTTTATAAATTCTTATAATAAAAACATTTTTGTTATTGGAATTTTTGAAAATAAAAAAGATACTCAAAAAATATTGTATAGTTCAAATAATTTAACAATTTATCTAAATTATAATTTAGATAATATATTTAAAATATTTAAATAATTAAATATATATAGTATAAAAATGACAATACCTAAAATTATTCATCAAACATATAAAAACTATGATTTACCAGAAACATATAAAATGTGTCAGACTGAAATTAAAAAATTACATCCTGATTTTGAATATCGTTTTTATACAGATGATGACATGAATAGGTTAGTGGAAACTGAATTTCCAGAATATTATGACAAGTTTAATGAATTGCCAAGAATGATTATGAAAATAGATATGTTTAGATATTTTTTAATGTATAAATATGGTGGACTATACGCAGATATGGATTATTTAATGTTTAAGCCATTTGATATATTAAATGAAAAAGTTGTTATACCAACAAATAGAGATTTAGATAATAATAGATTAACAAGTTTGGGAAATTGTATATTTGCTTCTGTTCCAAATCATCCATTTTGGAAATCATTAATAGATACCTTATTTACTATTGATCGTAAAAATTTACCCTTTTCTGGTTTTGATAATGTTATAAAAAGTACAGGTCCTATGTTTGTTTTTAATATGTATAATAGATATTTGAATAAACATGATATAAATACCTCTGAAAGAATGTTATTCCATCCACCTACAAAAAATAATCAACAATATATAGAACAATTAAAAGATAAAGGATGTTATGGAATGCATATATGTACGGGATTATGGCTAAATGATAAATTATAAGATAGTGTTCTATATAGCAAATGCCATCACATAAAAGAGAAGAATATAATAGAATATAATATTAAAATATTCTACGGAAAAGTAAAACAATATAAAATATTTTCTATCATATTATTCCAGCAATTTTTACTATAAACATTTCTTTGATACCATTCATAACATTCTTTACTCATTTTATTCCATTTATTTTCATTCATTTCAGATATTTTTTGTTTAAATTCATCTGAATTATTTACTCTTATATAATGAATATTTTCTATTAATGGTTCCATATATGATTCAATTGATACTTCTGGTGTAATTACTGGTATTGTTCCAAATGCCATTAATTCAACTTCACGATGACATTTTGAACCATATCCTCTCAAACATAATCCATATTTTGAACTTCTTAATTTCAGTAAATATTCTTCATTCGTAAATTTATGTTTATCACCTTTTGTACAATGATATTCACTTATAACATTTTTCCAATTATCACTCACATTTCTATATTTCTCTTGATTAACATTTTCAAAATTCCCTATGAATATTGATTCTGTATTTCTTTCTTCATAATTTAAAATTCCTTTTTCATTTAATATTTTTTCAACTATCATTGGTCTCCTTGGCCAGAATATCCATGATTTAACATGTTTTAAATGTTTATTTAATTCTTTACCTTCTTTATTAATATCACCATTACCTAATAAAAATAATGAACTATCAAGTATTTCTTTAGAACACCATTCTAATGTTGGTCTATCATATAATAAGATATTAGGATATAACCAACAATGTATACTATCATTAACTAATTCAACATCAACATCTTTATTATATTTTTTCATTAATAAAGGTAATTCTCTAAAACTATCATTATTATGATATCCCATACCTTGTATAGGTTGTTTAGGAATTTTTATTATCCATTTATCATTAATAACTCTGAAAATAATCAATAATATTTTATATAATTTAGCATTATTAATATGATTTAATAATAAATTATTAAAATCTCTAAATTGAGGATCTCTAAAATGAGTATGAATAAATTTAAGTGATTTATCTTTATACATAACTGTTCCATTATCAGATGATAAATATGATGCAATTTTATGAGGACCATCTGGTGATAAATATAATCTCCAACATTGTAAATTATAATTATCTCCAAATTCAAAATATGAATATTTTTTTACTAAATCTTCAACTGATGCTTGATCAAAAAATCTTGATGTCTTAGTAAATTCTATCCAATCATCTGGTACATTTTTAGATTTAGTCCATAAACAACCTGCATTATAATATCCAAATTGATCTATTTTAACTTGATTTATAAATTGTGGTGAAACACCTAATTCCTTAGTATCATCTATATCATTTAATTCATCTAATATTATAATATCACTATCTAAAAATAACGTATTTTCTTCTTTTTCAAGTGTTTTTTTTATAATTAATGCTTTTGACATTTGAAAATCTGACCAAATATTATTATATTCCATCATTTGTCTATTCATCCCATCATATTTATCTAATTCTACAAACCATTTTATATTTAATTTTGGTTGAGGTGTCATTTCTTCAATAGATTTTTTTGTTTTAGTATCAGACATTATATATATTGTTTCACCCGTGTGGTATACAGATAATGATAATAATAATCCTTTTAATTCAAAATCACATGTTGATGTGCATATTGTACAAAAACTAGATGGTTTCATAAAAATATAATATAATATATAATTAATATTTAAATATTAAATCTTAATAACTTTTGAATGATTTATTACAGGATTATTATTTTCAAGAATCTTTTTAGATTCTTCTATCTTTTTATTTAGACTCTTACAATTATGTGTATGAGTATATCTATGTTTAGGACAAAATGATCCACCACATTTACAAGAATATGATATTAATTTAAGCTTTTTATTACAGAAAGAACAATGTTCCATATTTTTATATTTATTTAAATAATCTTTCAAATTTAATTTATATTCCAATTTTTATTTAAATAAATCCTACATATTTCTTTATTATCTGTCATAAATCTTTTATTATAAATACCGAAATATAATAATAATGTATCATCTATATAAATAGAAGATTTATTCATTTCTGTATAAATATAATCACATACTAAGTTAGTTAAACCATTACAATTACATATTGCAATATCGAAATCATCTTTTATATTATGTAATTTTGAATAATAATCATTTAATGTTTTATCAAACTCTATATCAGGATTATAACATTGCGGTGATTTTAAAAATATAAATTTACATTCCGGAAATAAATTAACATTATATATTTCTTTTTGTATATCTATTTTTTGTTTTATAAGATCTATATAAGGACTAATAATTAATATCTTTTTACCACGTAATGTCCATGTCCATGGATTATATAAATAATTATATATATTAAATACATTTGACCATATAATATCTCTTTGATATTCTGTCATAATAAAATTCATAGATTGTAATATTTTATTAAAATCTTCACACCAAAATTCATGTATGCAATATATATCAGAATGTTCAAAACATTTAAGATATAATTCACTATATTTTTTAGCAGAATTATATGTTGATAAATTAATACCATTTTTTTTTAAAATATCATATTTTAAATATTTTTCTGTTTGTATATTTAATTCAATTTGTTTTTCCTCAAACATTTTTACTAAGAAACAAAAATTATTTTCCTCACCAGTTATTCTTGGAATAATAAAATTAATATCATTATCTATTTTATTTTTAATATAATTTATAAATCTATTATTATCATTTGTAAAATTTAAATATGATAAATTTTTAGTAATTTGTAAAAGTGATGGAATATTTATCCCTATTGTAGATGGACTATTTATAGGTTTTGTTCTTGCTGGAATGGATAAACCATATGGTGGGGGTAATTTTGTACTATTATTATAATCTCTTTTATCTGTTTTATGATAATGATAAGTAGGTAACCATATAGGATCATTATAAATAATATATCCTAGTATTTTAAATAAATATATTAATTTATTATCACATCCAAGAGTTCCTAATTTAATTTTGAAAGCATTATTTTCTTTTTCTGATATCATAAAATTAGTATGTATAATCCAAGTATCAAAACTATCTGAACGTGCACCATCTATTAAATGATCATTATCTATATTTTCAGTACATTTATATCCATTTTTAACTTCTTCTCTATCTTTTAATGAACCAAATAATGGTGCTTCATTTAAATTTTCATGATCACGATATTCATATCTTAATAATGAAAACATTTTCTTTTTTTCATGTATATCACTTATTCTTAATTTATTTAGATCATTTGTTAAAAATATATCAGAATTACATATTATTATATAACCTTTAATTTGTTCTTTTATAACATAATTAAAAACATCTGAAAATTGTAGTCTTACTCCTATATTAACTTGTTTAATTTTAGAACTTGATATACCTAGTTCATTATCTGAATAAATTTTTTCATTTAAAAGTATTATATGATCTATATTATTATTTTCTACATTTTTTTTTAAACAATATTTTATTTCTTCTCTATGTTCTAAATCTTTATGTAAAAAAAATTGAGTAAATAAATATATATTATCTAAACACTTATTATCAGAAATACATGTTTCTTGTGAAATTTCAATAAATTTTTCCATTTATATAATAATATTTCTATCATTTAAATATGTTTTTTATTTAAAAAAAAAAAGTAAATATAATATTATGTTAAATATAAAATATACAGATAATTATTATAGTATTATAAAATTATCAGATCATAAAGATACCCCATATAAAATATTTGGTTGTAAATTATATTATTATTTTATATATAATAATTATTTAATTATAATTAATTGTGATAAAAATGATAATCCTATTATAGGTATAAATCCACATATGTGTAAAATAATGTATGATGAAAAATATAAAGCTGAATATGATCATCTAAATATTCATGATATATTATCACATTTTAAAGAATTATCTGATGAATTAGAACTATTAAAAAAATCAATGGATATTGATATAATATGTAACAATGTTATATTGAATACAGCAAAAGAATTTCAAAATATCTTTACTAAAAATAAAAATAATGTTAATATATTTTGCATAGATAATTTAGATAAATATGATATTAAACGAGATAATTATATTTTTTTTATGACACCTCAACATTATTTTAATCAAAATAATCTAAATAATCTAGAACATATTATTAAAAATAGCAAATGTTTCATTTATTTTATGGAACAGACATCATCAAGGAATAAAGATAATCCTAAAAAATATACAAGTCAATATAATAAGCTTACAAATGAAATAATTAAACATTCTTTATTAAGCTTTGATTATAATAAAGATAATTTTAAATATTTAGAAAATATAATTTATCTACCACCACCTGTAATAATAAATAATAATCAATGTGATAAAATATATGATATTTTATTTATAGGTTTAGTTAATGATTTAACAAGAAGGAA